CAGTCCGTACGGGAATCGAACCCTAAAGTAATTGTCTTGAAATGGCTTAAAATAGCCATTCTTTCAATTTTTCTTTGAGTACCTTTGAGTACTAGGGACTCATAATGCTTCGATTAAGTCAAGTTCCTGTCTCTTTTCCTCAATTCCGGTACGATCAAAATAATAATGATCTTTTGTGCAACTAATGTCTGTATGCCCCATAGTATCAAGAATTGTGGACTCTTTCACTTTTCCGTCAAGAAGAATACTTCCGTATGTCTTTCGGATTTTGTGCGGAGATTTCACTTTCATTCGCAATTCATGTTCGCAGATATACCGCAAACGTTCACGAAAGTTGTAGGATTTCAAACGCTCTCCGTCTCTCTCGAATAGATATTCCCCGAAGGGATTTCTCTTTCGTACTTCATCAAGAATCCATTTGTACTTATCCGGCAATATGGCAAATCGCAATCCGGCTTCTGATTTCGGAAAATCTTTGACCTCATAGTGAAAGCCATCATCATCACGGTAACGAGTCTCTGTAGAATTGATAGCAACCGTGTAGTTTTCAACATCTTTCCGCTTTAATGCCGACAATTCCCCGACACGAACTCCTGTCTTAAACATAAATAGCAATCCAAGGTTCACAATATCCAAGTGATTCCTTAAGTACATCTCCATGCGTTCCTTTTCATCCGGCATATATACTTGGTCTTTTGCCTGCCGAACTACGTGCTTAAATGCTTTTGGCGATATATCCATATCTTTCAGCGTGTATGTAATTGAAAACTTAACATACTTCTTCCGCTTGGCATACTTAAAGATTCCATAAATCAGCGTCCGAAAGTTTGAGAATGCCTTGGAAGTCATGTCGAAATCATGAATGCTGTTTCGTATAAACGTTTCAAGGTCGCATTCGTCTACACTTTTGATTTTCTTATCCTTGATGTCGTCAAAGTATCTCTGAAAGTCCATTAAGTATCTGTCATAGGTTGCCCTGCTGATTTCTTCAAGTTCCAGCTTTTGTGAAATCCAACGGTTGAAGATTTCCTCTATCGTAGGGTCATCCTCTTTCTCTTTCCAATAATCAATGATTTTCTGCTCGACCGCTTCTCTGCGCTTTGCCTTGATTTTACGTCTGCCTTTTACTTCATCCGGCAGATATGAGTACCAGTTCTCATCCTTTCCTTGATAGATTTTATAAGGGTTTTTGTTGAGTAATTTCTCTCTCTTTTGCATAGTGACTTGTTTCTGCACAAGTGCTATGTCGAGAATACCACTATCAACGGCATATTTCAACAGTTCTTTTTCATCCAATCAAATACCCCCGTTCTTTCTATTTTATCCTTTATATCTCTCACTCTGTACTCTATCGTTCTTAGTGATAGATTTTCTTTTGTGGATATTTGCTTTTGTGAAAAACCACGGCAGAGAAGAGAGAAAATCCTCTCCTCTTCTTCCGTGAAATTGGCATTTTCTTTAATGTGTTCAAGTTCTGGCTTAATGAATTTTGTAAATTTCATAAGCCATTTCTCCTTATTTTATTGGTTGATATTTAGATTTTTTAATTTTGGAAATCTGATAATAATTGATAAAACTATTTATTTCTCCATATTTCTTCATCAAGAATATATTGTCTGATAAATCTATCTGCGTACTGTGGATGTATCATTGACCTTTGCGTTTTAACTGATAGTCCATCGTCATTTACCCTACTTTTTGCTATTATTTTCGTTTTTACATAATCAATAGTTTCGAATACTAGATTGTTTTTGGGTTTAAAATTCACAAACCAATATTGTGTCGGCTTTTTTATAGTAATCTCCATTTTGTGTTCTATCTTTGTCTACCAGGTCAGGCTTTAAGCACCAATACGATGTAAGATAATGCGGTTGATTATACGGATTTTCTATAACTAATCTTATTTTTCGCCTTATGCAATTTATGACTAATTTATTAAGTAATCCGTAAAATTCATTCAATGCATCGTGCCTTTTTATTGCACTTTCGCATTTCTTTTCCAAACTCCAATTTCTTTGTGAATAATTATTACCAGAAAACCATAATTGGCTTTGACATTCAAAATAAGTGCAAGGGAAAAATGCAAATATCAAATCATCAGTACTTATCTTATCAAACAAACTCGGCTCACCTTGATACCCCATATCAATCTCTTTAAAAAGGTCAATAACATAGTCGGTTTCGTTAAATTCATTCTGAATATCATAGTCGTAGGCTTCAATTCCATACTTCTTGAAAGCGTTCTTGAATGTTCCTGACTGTTCAAATAAACAATGTACTATCATTCTAAATCTACCAAAAGGAAACCTCGGTTTTATGTGCGCACAACCTATTCCTTTCTTTGATTTTTAGTTAGTTACTGGGGCTTTCTGCCTGTCTGAAAATACTCGTCATAAGCGTCAACCGTATCGCGTATTTCAACCATAGCCATATCAAGTGTTACATCTTTTTTATCCAAGGCTCTTTCTGCATAATCTTTAATTCTCATCATTAAAGCCTGTGCTATTACTATCTCTACATTGTCACTCATTCTGAATCACTCGCTTTCTTTTCTCTTAAAATCTTCACAGGGCACATCAAGCAAACAACCGCATTTTTCGATTTCCATCCCTCCCAAATATGTTTTGTATCTGTAAGAGTTTTCACATTTAAAGCAGAAATCCTTACCATTGTTCAATTTGTAACTTGTCTTCTTATCCTCTAACTTTTTCCCAAGGCTTTCATTTATTCTTTTGAGTTCCTCGACCTTTTTCTGCAATTCCTCAAAATCATCAATGAGTTTATTGTATTCCTTCTTGCTTAAAATCTTCATTCTGCTTCGCTCCCTTCAACTGTTCCGCTATCTGCTTTACTTGTCTTATGGCATTTTCCCAAGTTGCGCCCTCGGTTGGTAATCCGCTTGACATAGCCATTCCGGAAAAACGCTCAATGATGTTAGAGGTCAAATCATCAACAGCTTTGTCATAACTATCAATATTAGACTTTCGATATTTAAGCACCTCATTATTCAGAGCTTCTTTGCCCCAATCTCCGCTATCAAACCATTCAACAGCTTTGAATACAGGACTAAGCGCTTCAAAAAGTGTTTCTATTCGTATACTTGCCGACTTGATATACTCAACTAATCTTTGTGTATCTTTAGCCACATCTTCAAAACCTGCACTGTTCAATCTGTCGGCCATATCTTGCAGTAATTCTGTTGACGAACCATTCATAAGCTCGTCAACATCTTTACAATACAAATAATTCCAACTTCCACCACTCATTCGCTCTCACCTACTTTTAATAAATCCATAAACCTTTAAGTTGCAACCTCGGTTTACCGAGGATTCGTTATTCCTTTCCTAAAATCTTCTCTAAGCACACATTAAAGCCTGCCACAAATGCCCTCCCCAGACTCCCAAATTCATATTTTTCAGATGGAAGTTCTTCCATCTTCTCCGGCAGTTCCCGGAGTGGACACCAATCCGGCTTCTCTCCGTCTGGCAAAAGTTTTCCTGTCGCACAGCACAGATATTCGTCGTCATTCTCTGTCTCATAGCACAATGCACATTTCTGGCATACCTGTTCTGGCATATCCATAACCAATACTGCTTTAGACATCTTCAAACCTCCTTAATGCTGACTTAGCAATTATATTTTTTATCCATCTTGGCAACATGCATTTCCATATAGGAACTCTAAAATCGTAATCAAATAGACAACCACAATCGTCACATTCTCCCTCGTAGCTTCTTGTTTCCCACCCCATAGGGCAGTTTTCACAATCATTGTCATACCAACAGCTTATTTCCGTGTAATTCTCCCATTTGCTTGAATTTTCAATAGGTCTGCTATAATGCAATGATGTTATCCGCATATTACCAATGGATTTATCCACTTCAATACGTTTGTGAATTTTTAATATCCTCATAATTCAACACCTCCACTATGTTTTCGGCTTCTCGCACCGCTCAAATTCGATAACCCATACCCACGGATTAGCATCCCAACCGTAGCGATTGAGGTCGGATTTCTTGATGGTGGAGTTCCAAAGTTTTTCCCATTCCATCATCACTTCATCACATTGACTGCACTGTTCTTCTGTCCCATAACAGCACTGCGAACCGCTTTCTCCGTATGTATTAAGACAATCCCAACAGTCGGAATAAGCTCCCTCTTTTATCGCATCAACCGGCTTCATCTCTTGCAGCCGCTCCACCCTGACATCCGTAACCTTTAGCCAGATACGTGCGGCTTCTTTCGGCATGTGGATGGACGGACGGTATATCAGTTTTGATGATTCCTTGAACGTTGGCAAGTCTGCCAGCTTATCATCAGCCCTGTAAATATATGTTCCCTCTTCATATGCTTCGCTCCATGTTTCTCTCACGTACAGTATATCGTCCGTGTGATACGGTGCTTTTCTGATACACGGCTCATTTTTTCCGTTATACAACATCAGTCCATCTTTAATATATCCAGTCCATCGTGGATTTTCTCCTGAAAAGAATTTTACAAGCCGTCTGGTACAGCTCTTTCTTCCGTCCAGAATCGCCCGAACCATCTCGTTATTGAACAAAATCGGTTTAATTGCCATTTACTCCACCTCACTTTCCCATCATGTCCGGAGAATCACTCCATGATTTTTCAATTTCTAGTTCTTCGACTTTCGCTTTAAGTTGTTTATTTTCCGCTTTCAGATCTTTGTTTTCCGTCAAAATCTTTTGCAATTCGCAAGTATTTTTGTACTCACATTTTTCGTCAGCAGAATACTCCGTGCACATTTCACATAATTTTTTACTTGTCATTCTACTCCACCGCCTTTCACAATTTTAATTGCGTCTGCAAGCTCCACTACTGGCATCGTTCCAAGTCTTTCTGCTTCATCTGCATTACTGTATGCTTCTAACTGTTCCACAACCTTGTCCGGGTCATAGGCGGTCGGCTGCGCATCTATCACGCTCGCCAATGTTGCCAAACTTACTCTCCTAAAATCATCATCAGATTTACTCGCACGCATGCAATATTCTTTTAGTGCGTCTGCATCAATCAGTCCCATCGTTTTTATCTCCTTTTTTTCAAATAATCAAAAATCTCATGTCCGATCATTGCTATAACTGACAGAACGCAAAAAAGATTGACTCCAAATTTTGTTAGAATATCTAACCTAATGGCTATAAGTATTAGTAGAATGAAATTTATGTACGATTGAAACATCATTCTTCATCACTCCAATCAAATTCAATTTCTTCTGCACTATCAACGCCTAACTGCTCACACTTCGCTCTGGTAGATGTACCGCCGGAGTGGTTTGTGCCTAAAAGAAACAGTTCCTGTACAATGCGGAAGTATGATTTTCTAAAACAAAACCTCTCTTCCTTGTCAAGTTCCTCAATCGCATCCTCTCCATGTTGCCATCTGTACCACTCTGCAAACTCATTAACCATTTCCTGCATAAGGCTGATACAGCATTCAAGAATGTGTTTTTCATCGTGACTTTCCAATTCCTTGTTGACGTTCTGTTTCTCCACCGCCGCCCGGCATTCTTCCAACGTGCCGATTGTGCGGTACTGTTGCACCTCTTCCAGTGCCTTAATCAAACATTTCCCCATATCTGATTTAGGAAGAATACAAATCATGTCATTATCTCTATTGGCTTTTTTCAGCAATTCGATTGCTTCATTCTCTGTCATTCCGGCACCTCCGTCAACCCATCCAAGGCATAGCATCCGGCAAATCCTTCTAATTTAACAACCATCGTTCCACACATGTTGTACGGCTCGCTGACAACCTTAAATACCTTGCCTTTATTCTTCTCCGATACATAATACTTATCATTCATGGTTACTTTTTTACCTTTAATCATTTCTGCACCTCCAACAGTTCCGGATTGTCAAATCTGTTACCATTAACTTCAATTGTGCTTCCATAGCATTCTTCAAACTCAGATTTGCGACCGTCTGCATCTTCAACATTCCAACACATATCCTCTTGCTTCCAGATAATCTCGTAAAAAGCTCTTTCGTCAGAATCCCATACTATATCATGTTCAAACACCAGCTTTTTGTTCTTATCGGGCATTGCGGTGCACTGGCAGACGGTGGCTGGGTCTACCTCGACCATGTCCGGGATATCATTGGTCATTCCCCATAGGATATATCTTCTCTCCCAGATACCATATAAATATCCTTGTATCCATTCCCCATTATCAATCCGCTTTCCACGGGATAAAAATCTATTCTCCATCGCGTTCCACCTTTTTTCCTTTACAAACTCCTCTGTGTTCATGCACGGAGAAAGAAATACTTCCGGTCTGCTTCATGTAAGTCAATTTTTCTCCGGTCAGCTCACATTTGTGTTTACGTTCGTTTAAATACTGACATCTTCCATCACAATACATCGCTTTCCCTCTCCATTTCTTTCAGCTTGGCTTTGGCTTCCTCTCTGGTAAGGAATACTGTTATTCCAAGTTCTGTTTTCGAGAAGCCTGCAACATTTTTACAAATCCCTTCAAGCAGTGTCCAATTAAATTGAATAACGTTGCACGGGTAGATGGTGATTGATTCAATCACAAATTTTGATATTCTTTTTCTTTCTGCATTAATTTCCCAAACGATATCTCCAACCTTGCACGGCAACCGCAGAAGTAATCCCAGCTCTTCGGCTTGCTCTCTATTTGCAAGTCTTTCTGCAATCTCTTCCAGGGCTTTGTATCTTCCATCTTTCGCAAGCTGGGTAATGGTAATTCCCTCATCATCCGGTAAATCTGCTAGATGAAATAAAACTTCTCCATTCTCTGCCACATATGTTAATCTCTCCATGCTATTCCTCACTTTCTGGTAACATAGCATATTTATAGCTACTCATTTTACCGTCGTATGTGCTCCATGACGTTTTTCCGTAATCCCATGTATAAACCGTTTCATCTTCATATTTTGCAAAATGTTCTTTGCTCCACGCAAAAAGTTCAGAATCTCTGACCAAAATCGGTGTATCGACTGCAACCTTATTCCAATCAACAGGCGGCTCAACATACCCCGAATTAAGCCATTCGCGGAAATTATACGTACTACCTTTGCACGAATCTGATTCATAAAAATCGCACTCTTCACATTTAATTTCTTCGCAAATTGCAGGCTTTCCATTTTTTAATCCAAACACGGCTGTGTTTGTCGCAAGTTCTATAATCTCATCTCCGTATTTTTCTTTATTTGTCATATTATTAAACCTCAAAATCACATACAAACTTAATCTCATCAGCTAACGTTTCAGCTATCATAGGAACCGTCAACTGAAACTGCTTGTAATTAGCTAACGTATCAATATAATCAACAAACTTATCCAAAAACTCCTGCAGCTGCTTAACAGACAGCTTAAATTCCTTTTTTAGAATCGTAAGCGTGAGTGCAAAATAGTTAAACAATGACGCGCTGGAAAGTCTGTAGGCTTCTCGCTCGATGCAGAATCCTTTCTTTGCGTACAAGATCATAAGCTGTCTTTGTGGCACACTTCTCACTTTCTCTTGAACGTCAATCTCATGTTTCTGTTTCAGTATTACGGACAAATCTCTCCCATTCTCACCGCCGGTCGCTGCAATATCTAAATACTGTTTCAATAATTCCTGCAATCGCACAATGCGTTTCTGCCCGAATCCGAATTTGTCATGCAAGATAATGTAGCCGATCACGACAAACTCTTTGTATGATTTTGTGATAACCGCATCAGAATTTCGCTTTTCGAAGCTATTCCTGCCAATAATCTTCGTGTCCTGCTTTGTAAAAAACAGATTTTTATTACTTTTTCTCTTTAATGCATTGCTCATACCTGCGAATACCTCCGATTCAGATTTTCCCACTGCTTGTACGTCTTTTTCGTAAATGGGTAAATTTTTGATTTCCGAAAGACTCTTTCGCACCGATCGCCAAGTATTTGAACATACCAGTTTTTGTATGTTTTATCCTTGGAATTTGCAATTTGACCGATTTGAATATGTCTTGGCAACCCGATCACCGTTCTTACCTCGTTGCTTTTCACCCGGTTGTATACCTGCCCTGTTTTGAGATTGACAATCTCATACAATCTTTGTTCCGACATTTTTACCCTTTCTGTATGTAATTTCCAACCATGCAAAGTGGCTTAATACAAGCTGTCTTGCACGCTCCTCGATTTCCATGCCTTTGTACTTGTTTATCAGTTTTTCTCCGGCTTTCATCACTTCCTGCCACCATGCATCGTCATTATCCGGCGCGTAGTAGTCTTGGATAAGCTTCCAATAATCCATAAATACTTGCCATTCTTCCGAACCCTTTTCGATCTTTGCACTTGCCATAGCTGCTACCTCTAAAACGGACAATTGCCATTGTATGGCTTGAATCCGTCCCCACGTTCTTTCTTCTTGATTTCCGCAACAACATCATCAAATGGTTTGTCGATTTCAACAAACTTCATGTGATCTCCATCAAACTCCATTGCTTCACGCATTGTCATTCCCTGTCTGTTCTTTTCGATTTTTGCGCCCTTGGCTCCCTTGTCATTGTCTGACAGATTCCACAGCATAATTATGTTTGACGCATCCTGTTCGATTGCTCCAGATTCCCTCAACTCTGCCATGGTAGGCTCTTTTGTATCTCTGCTTTCGGAAGCTCTTGTTATCTGTGAAAGTGCTATTACATGTGCATTTAAGTCTCTTGCAACAGATTTTAAACCTCTTGAAATTGATGCTACTTCTTCATTTCTTCCGGAATATCTGTTATCCGGCATAAGCAATTGCAGATAGTCAACAACGATAACGTCAAAGTTTTGGTGCCTGCATTCCGACTTTATCTCTCTCGGAGATACAGTGCCGGACGCAACCCATAATTGATAATTACTCATTTCTTCATTTGCTCGGTTAAATTTTTCCTGTTCATCTCCAAGAAAAGCCTTTGCCCTTCTGATTCTCGTTAAGCCGATTCCCGTAAGCCTTGAAATAAATCGCTCATACACCTGTTTGTCAATCATCTCCAAATTGAAATATGCGACCTTAAGTCCATTTTTTGCCATATTCCCAATAATCTGCGTTGTGAGTGCGGATTTTCCAACTGCCGGTCTTGCAGCAATTACTGTTACATCACCGCGTTCAAGATCTCCAAGCGCATCATCAAGTTGCGATAACCCGATTTTTATGCCACCCTCTCCAACACTTTCGTTGAAATATTTGTCTTTATTCTCAACTGAAATCTGCTTAATTGGTTTTAGCTTTACTTCCCTTCCCTCTTGCAAATGTTCAAGTCTTGTAAGAAGATCGCTGATTGTATCATCAATGTCACATGGTTTTAAACTGGATTTCTGATACATGTCACGAACCGTTCTTGCTTTGTATTCTTTCGTAACCGCATCGGCATAGCTTTTAACCATAGTTGAAGTGATTGTTCCGGTAATACAGGATTTCATCAATTCGCTAATCTGTTCCTGGGTGTATTTGTGGTTCTCAAGTGCCATCGATAAAGACATTGGGTCAATACTTTCATTTCGGTCATACATGGCAAGCATTTCCTTGTATGCGTCCTGCGCGAAATCAGAACTAAACATTTCCGGTTTCAGCGTTCGCCAAATGCTATTTAGCACATCATTGTCAATCAATACGCACCCGATCACTCCGAACTCTGCTTCTGTCAACTACAATCACCTCGTTTTTCCGCAATCTGCAACCAATAGTCGGAATCATTTTTCAACCAATCAACATATTTTGGAATGTACCGAAAATCCGTATCGTCTGGATTCTTTTCTTGATAGTCACTCAAATATGCTTCTGTGGCTTTGTATAACAGCCGTGCAATGTCCGGTTGGTTCTCTTCGATAACTTCTAGCACTTTATCCATCCAAGCTGTTTTAGAGGTACTATACGCTGTTTTCTTGGGGTATATATTAAAAGTCTTTTTCCATGCATCGTCAAAATCAAAAAAATCTCCGGAATCGGTCGACGGCGAATTTTCTTTTATATTTTCTTTATCTCTATCTTCTTCTTTTTCTTCTTCTTTATCTGAAACAGCGACGTCAGACGATTTATCGGGCGATTTTTGTTCAATTAGATTTTTCTGTTTCTTTCTGCGATTCTGCTGATATAGCCTGTCACGTTCCTTTTTCTTCTCATAAGCATCAAGTGTCTGGTGCTTATTCCAATTCGGAATCGTTATCACGCTGTCAACAACTTCAATCATTCCAAACTCTTCAAAGGTCTTAAGCGCAAGCCTTACCGTGTTTAAATCTCTGCGAAAAATGGTGGCAAGCATTTCATCCGTGAACGGTAATTTGTTGCTCATCATAAACACACCGTTGTTATTCTGTTTTCCAGCAAGAATGAGAAGTTTGAACCAAATCGTAATGATGCTATCCGCACTCGGCATACTCTCAATCAGCAGAATCTTTTCATCATCAAAGACATCTGTTGTGATCTTAATCCACTTGACTTCTGCCATTTAATCACTCTCCTCATATGTATTTTCAGAAATCAAAGCCATAAACTTCTCATACTGTTTTTCAGAAACTTTGTTGCCCTGTTTCTCCGGCTTCAAACGGATTTCAAGGTGCTTTTCAGCTATATGCGATAATTCCTTGGCAAGGCTCTTTTTGCCCTGCTTAATGCCGTCATAATAGCCTTTTGCTGGTTTAAATTCGTTTATCTTTTCTTTTCCTGCGCCTTGACCGCCAGCCGTTTTGTTGTAACGGCATTGATAACCTTTCTTTGTATATTCCAAAATCCAATATTGTTCCATTTCATCAAGTTTCTCTCTCGGATAATGGATAAAATCCAATTTCCATCCATACGGATTTTCTTCACTATAAAATCCTCTTTTTTTAATCGAAAGATCTATGTGCTGATAACCGGATAAATGTGAAACATTTCTCTCTAAGCAGTCAACGCTCTGCCCAATGTAAAAGTAAGATATACCGTTTTCATCAGTCCTCGTGTAGAAATAAATTCCGCTCTGATTTTTCATTCTAGGGCAAACACTTAATATCCGTTTCTCGTTGTTCTTTTTTATTGCATATAGCTGCTTGTAATTTACATTCGGCATTTTCTTCTACCTCTCAATGGCGTTGTTAATATCTCTTCAATAGTCCAACCCATATCCTTTCTATGTAATAAGCAATGTGCATTTATACCTACTATTTCAGCCCACTCAACAACCCTATGGGTTTGTCCGTTGTGCTCCCAAACAGGCGAACCTGATAAATCTTTACATTTTTTACTGCAATAAACTGCGTCATTGTAATGACCTCCTCTTTTGGCGTTAAATGATTTATTGCAAATAGGACATATTTTCATATAGTCTTTTGTGTTTGGATGCTCTCTGTAATAAAGAATCCTTCCGCAGTGATTACTACATGTTTTTTGCCCATTTCTCTGCTTTTTCACAAATTGCTTTCCGCAAACAGGACATTTTAAAAATTTTTCCTCTAAAGGAATGCTATTTCTTTTGTTTTTAGCTTGTTCTGCATTTGTTACAAACCTGCAATTGCTAGGCTCGTAATTCCCATTAACATCAATTCTGTCAATGGTTAAAATGTTCAATCCCTTATCCGTCTTTTCCTCTTTATACCCGTTTGCGATTGCCCAATCGTGGAAACTTAGAAAATCATTCTTCCATTCATCACACATTGCAATCCCTCTTCCACCGTAATTTTTATAGTCGCGAGAAGTTTTGCAATAGCAACGATATTTAATACTTTTCCACAGAGGATATAATCTACCGCATTTATTTGATAATCCGTGTTTATATCCCATCCAATCACTTCCTCTCCAATGGCTTCATGCTCATTTGAGCCACAAACTTTCCGTAGCTCATTCCGGAGGCGCGTGCCATATGATTCACAGCCTTGATTACATCGTCCTTTTTCTTTGGCTTTCTCAAGCGTTCTTTAACGTCAATGCTGATGCAGTCTTGGCAATCAACTTTGCGTTCATCTATCGTCATAAACAGCCTGCCACATTTCGGGCATATTCTTGTATACACAATTCTTCCAGCCTTTTTAAAATTTCTAAACTGCGCAGATCTTCTTGCACAGTCGGGTCTACAGTATTTCTGATCTGGTCGCTTCGGCTCAAATTCAACCATACAGTATTCACATAATTTCAATTTTTACCTCCAATCTTTTGTAAGGGCGGTGCGGTAAACGCACCGCCAAAACATGGCTTTCAATAAGCTTGTGATAACTATTATTCGCCAAACAAGATAGTTTCTTTTAGGCTTTCGCCAAGGTGTTTCAACCTAATTATTCTTTTTCAAGTTCCGCTTTGATGGTCTCAAGTTTTTTCTCTTCATATTCAAGACGTGCTCGGCAACTCTCAACAATAGTGCCCTGCCTGCTAATAAGCATTTCAACAGCTTTTTTCTTGTTTTTCTCCGTCAGAATGACCCTATCCCGGCTGTAACCGCTTAACACACCAATTTCGTCCTTGCGGATTCTCTGTCCTTTATATCCAAATTCGGATTTTTCAGTAATGATATACGTTTTTGGCTTTTCTTCTACGTCTGCTTCTCTACAAGAAAATTTATTGCCCCAAAAACTGTAAATGTATAATTTCGTCTTTTCTCCTTTCAGAACGGACAAAGGTTCATATCAACCTCTAGTCCTTTTTCTGCAACATAAACATTTGATCCATATTCAATTATTTCTTTCGTTCGTTGTAGGAATAACGCGGGATCTCCGCTTGTGTCCGATAAGTGTATTAAAACGACATTTCGTAAAGCTGGGTTGTCGTTTGTCTGAATAAATTTAAGTGTTGTATCAAGGCTCATATGCCCTCGTAAACGGTGTTCATAATTTGGCTCATTCCGGTCTACCAAGTCCATGCTATAATTGGCTTCAACCATGATATGCTCAACCTTTATGCCGGAAAAGTCATATTTGCAATATTCCAAGTCGGTCAAGAATAACAGTTTACCCATTTCCTCATGCTCGATTAAATAACCGTAGCACTCGATTTCTGTATCATGCGGTACATTGAAGGGTGTTACCGTAAAACTGCCGATTTGCCGTGCTCTGCGTGGTGGAATGGCTATTGTACGTTCTCCGGTAATAACTTCTAGTGCGGTTTGTGTTTCAAATGCCGTATAAACCGGAATACCGGATTGCATGAAATCTTTTATGTATCGTGCATGGTCTCCGTGTTCGTGACTCACAATGCATCCAGCCACGTTCGAGATTTTCCAATCAATCATTTTCTTAAAATCAAGAAATTTACATCCGGCTTCAATTGCAAGGATTTCTCCGTTATCGGCAATTAAGGCGTATGAGTTGCCGGAACTACTTGACCCCAAAACTCTAAGTTTCATACCCTACTCCAATTCTTCCTCTGCGGGAAACCGAAAGATAACATTGTTAATGCATTCTACTTTTGACGGCTGATTATCTGCTCGCACCAACACACCGCATTTCTTTAATCTTTCAAATTCCTTCACCACATCTTCTGAAACATCAATATTCTGCATTACGATAGGTATACCGATATATGCATCTCTAAGCATTTCCATAGCTTTCTCGGCTTTTTCTTCCGTGGAATATTCAGCAATTTGCATGTCATCGTTAAGTGACTCAACACCTGTTAAGTTTTTATTCAGGAAATAAATCCTTGACTTAAATCTCTGAATAATCACCATTTCATATGGCATATCAATCGTTCCGTCCTGTGATATAATTCTCATAGAAACCCTCCTCATCTAAAAAACAGAAACCAAATAAGTGCCACGAACGAATCAATGAGTGCTGCGATAAACACGATTGCAAAAACAACCCTACCAAAAGTGTCCTTGTAAGGAACGCCAAGAGCATGAAGTCTTTTTTCTTCTGGACTAATGCCGGAAGCAACAAACTTTCCTATAACGAAGAACAACACCCATAACAAAATTGCAATTTTAACAAAAATCATAATTCCTCCTAATCTTTCATAAAGTCCGGTACGTTCTCGTCATTCTCAACGACTTCTCCGGCTACTTTCTCTGGCTCGACTGCTGCACTTTCGGTTGAACAAGGTTCCGCCGTAACAAATGGCTCACTGTTGGCGTTCTCCGTAATATCACGCTTGACCTGTTTCTGTAAATCTTCCATCGGATATTCCTTGAAATCGCCATCCTCGATTTCTTCCTTGGTATAAAGTCCCATTGTCAGTTCTGGGCAATTCAGACTAGAGAAAAAGGATGCCGCTCTGTAACGAAGCATTAACTGTGGCATGGTTTTCCACTTGCTACCGTTCTTCTTCGTCCAACCTTCATCATCTGCCATCTGCATATTAACTTCCATGCCCTCAATTCTTCGACCATTTTTCATAGTCCACGCAGTGCAAGAATAAGGTTTTCCGTTCTTGCCCTTGGTTTCGTCGTACTGCAACTCCATGTCGAATTTGCTGCTAGCATTGATAGACGCGATCAAAAACTTACTGCTCCAGCTTGGCTTGCCCTGTATCAGAAAAAGGTTCTGCATAACCATAAGTGGGCTGATGTGCATTCTCTGCGCCTGCTCAATGGCGATCAAACAGTTAGATGGATTTTTCTGATACGTCTGCGGAACTATTGTTGACTCGGCTAACGCTTTTGCCATCTGCATAGCCATGATGAAATTGTCGGATGTTCCGAAAATTCCAAGGCTGTAATCGGTAACCTTGTTGTTGTGTGTCGCAACCTCTGTCTTTTCTTCTGCCTTTACTAATTCTGCGTTCTCTGCCATAATTATTTATTCCTCGCTTTCTCCGGCATCTACCGGCTCTTCATACTTTTTCACAACCGCCACCTTATCAGCACCGTAGGTCTCCACCCACTTCATATCCACGATTTCATCTGTAACTGCCAGCTTTGCACACTTAGCATTTACAACCGTGTCACCGGCTTTTACGGAATCCTCGGTCTTAAAGATGTAACTGCGTGTGCTGTTTGGGTATTTTGCTTTGATATACTGCATAATTACCTCTCCTTTTTCACATATCCATTTGACAAATTTTCAAGAATACGCAAAAGTCTTTCGTTTGTTTCTGAGACTTTTCTAAGTTTTTCTATATGGCTATATTTATTACGCTCAAGGTCATTTACCCTTGTTCGCAAATCCGAGTTTTCAGCCTTCAACTTTTCAATATCATCCATGTACACGACCTCTCTTTCCTTTATTTCTCGCGTCTTTTTCGCAATACGGAAGAGAACAATGTCCGTCTCTTCCCCAGAACCCTTTACTTGCACTCTTCCAACGCTTGCACGACATACACCGTGCATCCGGCTGTGTGATGTTGTTGCTTGTCCCTACTCTTGACATTCTACACACCCTCCACTTTCAACTGTTTGTCCTTGGAAACCGTCAGAAGAATTAGCTGGGTATCAACGACCGGCACATATTCGTCATTGATGCTCTCAGCACCATCAAGGAAGATAGGAACATACATATTAAAGAACTTCTGAAAACTGTTGCAAATATCAATCTTCGCTTCAATTTCTCTGCCAGTGTTAGTCGTGTCACCGAACACCTTGTAAATGCCAGCTTCTTCATCAAGCACCGTAGGAATACAAACTTCCTTATATTCTCCGTTTTTCTGGAAATCGAACAACTTCCAACGTACAATACCGAAATGCTGATTGATTTCTTCAACAAGTAACTTATCCTTTCGTTTTGAAACTTCTTTGAGCTGATAAAGAATCCTCTCGGCATCTGCCTTTGCTTGTCCATACTCGCTCTGTTTATGTTGCATATCTGCAATCTGTTCATCAATGCGAACATTGTTTTCAGCCTGTGCAATAATCTTATTTACTTCATCAAGCTGGCTCTTTAATTTTGTAATATCAGCTTTTGCGTAATCAGCCGCCTTATCTGTGCCCTTGGATTCTAACTCTGCAATATCAGCAAGCAATTTATCCTGTTTAGCCTTTAACTTGGCATATTCAGCGTTCTGCATACAATAAGCGAAAGACGGAATCTCAGAAATCTGTTCATCGAATTTCTTGATAATGTCAATTTCTTCCGCTTCGTGCAGTTTCAAGGCGTTAATCATGTTTTCTAATTTCTTGTTATCCTTGGTCAACTTCTTAATCATTTCAGCACACGCATTTCCATCATCAACAATCATGGCAAGTGTTTTCGCGTGTTCTTCATTAAATATTTCGATTGCATCTGCCTTTCTCTGCGAAAAATCGGCTCTTAAAGACTCTATTTTATCTTCTGGCAACTTCTGACCGCACAGTGAACAAACAGTGCTATTTTCATCAAATACCCACTTGGAATCATCAAACTTCTTTTCCTTTTCCTCTTTGTACTTTTTTACAAGGTCGGCTTTCTTAATAGTCTGTTCGGAAATTGTTTTCTTATTTCTTTCAATGGAATCCTGCGCTTTTCTGATAGATGAACGAACATCCTCTAACTTCCGTTCGTGGTTATATTTTTGATTTTCAATCTCACGTTTCTTGCTTGAAAGTTCGTCATTCATGGTCTGCGCGATAGCTGACATTTCAAACTGACAATGCATTTCTTCGCTGCGCATTTCATCAATCCGAACATCAGATTTCGCCATTAAATCTTCAAGTGCTTCAATCTTTCTCTCTAAGTCGGCTTTCAATAACTCCTGCTCCGCCACATCTACATCAACCTTTGCTTTCTCCAGCCCGATGATCTGATTTGGAATAGCGTCTAACTGCTCAACCGCCTTTTTCTTGGAAGCGTTATTCATGGCTTCAATTTCCTCGAATTTATAAGATTCAAGTAGTTTTGCAACATCGGCTGTATCTTTGCACATTTTCGCAATCTCTAAATCTGTTTTTGCACTTGCCATAGCGAATAAGGATTTTCTCATTTCATCCTGTTTTTTCTTCAACGACAAATCCTTAGTGAACGCATTCGGGTGCGAACAAATGAGGAATTTATCAAACTCAAACCCTAATTCTTCCAGATATGCCTTAAAATCACGTTCTGTCTTAGGCACAGAATTGATCTCATATGTATTTGTGATAGTAACTTTCGAAACTCCATTTTTATCCGGTTTTCCAACTTTTCGCTTCTGCATCTTGGAAAGAGTGATTTCTTTTCCACCTACATCGACAGTTGCAGTAACGGTTGGAATGCAATCTTCTGCATTGTCCGGTTTGATGTTCGGGTTGCTTGTAAGTTCATAGTTCTTATCAGAAATCAGCCAGTACCATGCCGCCCCGATTGTGGTCTTTCCTCTCCGGTTCATGCCGGAAACCCTTGTTGTCTTGCCAAATTCGTATGTCTTATCCTTTACCCCTTTGAAATTCTCTATATGTAACGATTTCAAAATCATTCGCATTATTACACCCCCACGATTCCTTTTATTGATAACTCATATGTAACTTTTTCCACAACGCAACCATCTTTACACGTTTTCTTATATCTCCTGCTCTGCAATCTGCCGTATGCGCTTACCTTATCGCCTAAAGCAAGTGAGTCCGTATACTCTGCACACTTTCCCCATGTAATGCAAGTAATTAAATCCTCTTTTCCATTTTCTCTTAAGGTTTTGAGTTTCACATCACAGATTTTACGACCAAGTGGTGTTTCTCTAAGCTGCTTTTCCTCGATAATTCCATCAAGGCTTACTTCATTCAAAGGGCTATCGTCCTCTGGTTTTGTGATTGTATCAGCCATAACATATGTAAGAATGGCTTTTCCGGGTCCTGTTTTTACGCGCCTGGTAATTATCTTCCCACTGACGAATACTGTTCCGCTGATTTCTGTATCGCTAATTTCTTTGTCAAACAGTACCGGAAGTATATCTGCAACACCGCTTTTTCTTTCAACTCCGATGAAAAATTTATAAAAAATCTTACCGCTTGATTTATGGCTTTCCCTTGGTGCTGATACAACATCACCGATCAGTGTTATTTTGTTCTCCATTGCTTCTCCTTCCCATTTCTCTGTCAAGAACCTTTTCAAAATTATCTTTATCATTCTGTTTCTTTCGTTTCCCTGCCAAAAGTTCAGCAAGCATACGCTTTTCTTTCGTGGAACATCTCGTGCCACTTATATACACAACGCCTACCATGCATCCTCTCTCATTCTGCGTTTTCTCTTAATTCGCTTGTCAAGTTCAGCTCTCTTTCGGTCTATTTCCGACCAGTAATACATGATTGCCGCAATTACTGCCCCTACTACGAATTTAATAGCTGACACATTCCCGGCCGCGCCCTCGCTATCCATATAGCAAGCGGCAACCAAGGAATACTCCATTGCAACCGCACCTATGATGAATTGGATTACTTTTTTCATTCATGCTCCTTTCAGAAACTTGTTTACAAAGTAAACCTGTCCTTTTCCGGTAACTTTCGTTGTCTTTGTAATTCTTACGGAACCGTCCGGATTCTGAATGTTGCTTTCCTTAACCTCGAACAGTCCCTGTTCCACATATCTCTGTTTTGGCATGTTCCTAGAAGTACCGCTTTTAATAAGGAAGTTATTCTCTCTCAACCACTCAAATAACCGCTTCTGTCCTATCTGCACACCGTTCTGACAAATCAGCTTTGCTAAATCTCCAATGAGGATTGATGTATGGCTTGCTGATACTGCATCAGCGAAAATCTCTTTAGGTATCATTCCTTGGATTCGTGAGTCCTGCATAGCAATGATATTGTTCTTTTCGTCAATCTTTCGTTGTGCCACCATAAGTGCCTTGGAAAGCAACTCTTCATCAGATAAGGTTTCCTGTCCTGCTATGTAACCGCCATTCTTACGGATTGACGGAAGGACTTCATGCGTAATCCATCTTTTAAAATCTTTGGCTTCTCTTTTTCTGCTTGCAAGTACCAATGAGTAAAGACCGTATTCGTTTACACAGTTTGTCTCTCCACCAGATAACCCTAAATTAAATTTAGCCTTTTCATCATCGTCAATTCTTTGCATAGCCATTGTTGGGTTTGACAAATCTAACGACCTGCATATGTCACTTGCGACAAACCAAGGCTCATTATCTTTAGTAATTGTCCGAATCTCTCCAAACTCTTCCGAATTAAAAATCTGTAATTCGTTCATAGTTCTCCTTTCTGTGGTATAATCCCCTTATCATCAAATAAGGGAGGTGAAAATCTTTTGAAACAAAGAATCATAAATGGTTATTGTGAGCAACAGCGTTCTGATTATCAAGTTAAGGTCAATGTTATTGAAAGCAAAACTACTGAATCGTCAGAAGAATACTGTGGTACTTACGATTGCAAATATAAGCGTGACGGCAATATTTGCAGTCAATCAAGTTGCTCTGTCCTTTCATCAAACAATATTTTTGTTGGCGAAAAGATGTAACCATTATTCCCCGGACTTAAAATCTCACGTTCGGGGAATTTCTTCGTCTGCAATCTGTAGATTAATTGCCCCGATTTTTTCCTGATATATCAAGCAAACGGCATCAACAGTCAAATTAAATGCCTGTAAATCAAGCACCAAATGCGGAAGACCGTTTGGTTCTACAGAAAAATCAAGTTTTCTAATTCCTTTGATTTCATGTCCATCTACAAAAAGATGAATGCTTGACGGTGGTTCTCCCTCTCTTCTCGGCTTGATTTCAATTTTTTGTGGTTTGTGTTCCATATTCTAACCCCCTTTCGTCACTCTCTTCTTGTGGTAAAAGCAAATGAATATTTTCCAAACGGAGATTAGGATATAATCTCTTTGTTTCTTCATATACGGTTTTGGTTTTCAGCCATTTCCGCATATGGAGAACCTGTTCCATGACATCCATATCGTGAATATCCACTTTGTTTAAAATCTTCTGCAATTCCTTTTCCATTCCATTGAAATAGGAAACCGGAACAACAACCAAATCATTCACGGATTTAATTTCTTTCATTTCTTCCTCTCCTTTCTGCTCAAAATCTTTATTCTTTGCGATCAATTAACTCGGCTACATCAATTCCTAGTATTTCGGAAACCCTTACAACTTTGTCAAACGAAGGGCTAATCTCTCCCCATTTGCAAATACTGCCCTGCGAAATATTAGCCATCATTTCTAGTTTTCTGATTGGAATTCCCTTTTCCTTACTGAACCGTTTGATTTTTTCGTACAAGTTAAAACCTCCCTTCCTTTTCTTTAAGTTCTGAAAAAATCGCACATATATGTTGACTATTCTCTGAAGATATTCTATAATTTGAGTTGCGAGCAAAAATCATAGAAATTAATTACGGCATGCGAATGTCGCTATTTTGTTGCGATTTTTTCAGAACCTTTAAGTACATTATACGCGATATATTCAGAATGTCAATAATTATTTTTGCGATTTTTTCAGAATTTTATTTTGTGGAGAAAATCAAATGACATTAAAAGAAAGAGTTAAAGAATTGTGCGATGAAAACGGTGTAAAAAGCTACCAATTAGAGGAGTATTGCGGATTTGCAAAGGGATATTTGAGCAAGCTGGATCATCCAAATGTGGACAAAGTAAATGCAATAGCTGAATATTTTGGTGTTTCTCTTGACTATCTCGTAAATGGTAAAGAAGACAGATTGGAAAAATATGCAAATATGTCAGCAAAATTAATGAAGGACGAAGAATTGACCTGCTCATTAAAGAAATATTTCAACTTATCAGACGCTAAAAAGAAACACGTTATTGAATTAATAAACCTATTAAGTGAGGAATAATTATGTTTATAAAAGAATATGGATTTTGTGAATTGGTAAATAAAAATGTAACAATAGAAATTGACCAAGTTCCGTACAAGAACAATGAAGGAATTGTATACGCAAAAGGCAAGATACGTTGCGGTTATAGCGACACAACGTATCATTGCGAAAGAAACGATTGCCCTATATGGCGTGGTCTTGATTCTTAAATTTAATCTCAATCTCGCTCTCTCCGTCATTTCCTTCTAATCTTGTAACAAACGGAGAGTCTATTGACATATTGATGCAATTAAAATCAAGGTGAACAACCGGCATTTCCATAGCCTTCTTTTCAAATCGAACGCTACGAACACCATGAATCACATGACCGTCAATAAGAACTTCGCAAAAAATACTGTCTTCATTAATGGATCTGATTTCAAGTTTTGAATTTTTCATTTACAGAACTCCTTTACGATATTTGATACAATAATATAAATACAACGTAAGACCTTCCGGTCTTCAATCTTATCAATCAATTCTATTATCTTCTTTTTGTAATCCATTTGCAACCCCTCCTATCGATATACCCCATTATAGAACGTGTGTTCGGCATAGTCAATCCCCAATTATGGGCGGAGCCATGCCAAACCCCACCCATGCCAGAACTTGAAGTGTCCTTTCGGACAAGTCCATAGTATCACTGTAATATGCATGATTTCAACATTTTTCGGTCGCAAGTTTCGACAAGAAATGTCATTGCAGAGAAGCGGAAAGCTGTTTCTCAATCTCTTCTTGCACTTTTGCGCGCCAACGCATCGGCACTTCATCAATCGTCATTTTCTTATCTACCAAGATTCTGCGCACATAAAACTTAACCATATCCTACACCTCACTTTCTGCTGCAATGCTTGCCAGTTCTTCGATTGCTTCTGCGTTTGCTTCGTGCCCTGCTTTAAGTTCATCGATTGCTTTTTCCATTTCCGTCTTTGTTCTAAGTCTTACCGTTACGGTATATGTACCGTCTTCTGCGCCATCTTCTCCCACGTTCGGATTGTAAGAAAACCCATCGGATTTCAGATCGGTGTATTCTCCAGACGCTTCCCCGTTGTGGGTGAATGTCACTTTTGCAAGGTTGTCCCCGGAAAACGCTTTCGTGATGGTCTTGACGGCTTCGAAATTCTCTGCCTTGATCTGGATGTTTCCAAGGCTTGCTCCATCGGCAATTTCAAATTCTGTTTTGTTGGCTAAAATAATTTTGTCCATGATTTTTATTCCTTTCTATGTGTAAATTTATGGGTTACTAAACTTATTTAAACGGCAGTTTTAAAAGTTTTGCGCCACGACCAGGGCTTATATATGATGGTACAGTAAATAGTGCCACAATTATTTTCTACAAATATTCCAATGAGAATTGGGCTGGTATTGGCGTTAAAGGAGACGGAACACCAGTTCTTCGTATTGGGGTAAGTAATGCGGGCAAAGTAGAATATACATTCGGGAAAGATGGCTATATTTATACACCGTCAAGAAGAATATAAATTTAACTTACAGTTACTGTAAATACAGCGAAATGTCCGGTATATCTTTCCGTTATTCCATTATGGACAAGCAGCAAAATGCTAGGATATTTAAACACCGTAGAAGACCCTGGCAATTCGATTTCCGATGCGCTTTCTTGCACTCGGCATTTATTTATTGTTATCGTTTTGTTTCGCAGAGCATCCGATATTGGAGCGGCTACTGACATGCCTCCAAACCCCATCATAAATGCCCCAGGAATATCATATGTGCCATTTACTCCACGCAAAAAATCATTTAAACTGCCGTTTAAATCACTTAACTGTTTCGCCAGCGTGCCGTCTATATTCGGGTTAGCCTGCCGCGCGTCCAACGCATATCCGGCAACCGTGGTTGTCTGATTATTCACTACACTTGTTTTCGTGTCCGGTGGTGTTTGCCATGTGCCATCTTCTCTTAGATATTTACTCGTTCCTGCTGTAGTCGATGGTGCAGGAACAAGACCGGCTTTTGCGCCGGTTCCGGATTTTACAAAATTGGAATATGTTGTGTTATTATCAGCATTCCAGTCCATGCACAACCAAAATGTACCATCATAAGTAAATATATGGGTCGCATTATTATAGAAGAAATTTCCGCTTGCATAAGAAATAGCCGCCTTATTCCCGTTTCGAACATATCCTATAGTTTTCGCCCCGGTGCCATTTACATTAAGTGTAAGGTTCCCGGTTGTTGGATTTGCTGTGCCCACCGTATCCGTAAATTTAACCGCAATGCTCGTACCGACTTGTAATACAAAGTTTGCCAATGTTGCAACTTTAGCCGCCGTAGCTCGACCGGTCGCGCAAGTAGCCAGCGGTTTTTTCAAAACCTCAATTGCTTTTTTGTCGGTTGCGGACATTAGACCGTTAGATGTGGTTGTCGCTGGTGCGCTTGATCCTGCAGATGGTCCGCTCATCCAATAGTCTTTTGTATCTGCTCCAGGTACTTTCCCTGCCGGAACATTCTTTTTCGCAATGTAAAGCGTGTTGTTATGCATTACTGCATCCAACCGTTTGTAAATCAAGGATGCGTCATAGTCATCCTTTGGTACAATTGCCACTCTTCCTGCTATAGCCATTTAAGCCACCTCCCAATTTAAATTTCCGTCATTATCAACGACAAAGTTATATGCAGAATTGTCCGTGTAAATCAACTCCCCATCCTCATTCACATCAAACTCTGCCATTGAAAGTTTCTTGTTAATCTCGCTTTCGATTCCCTGCGCCCTGTCTGCGCTGTCCTTGGCATCTATGGCAGATTTTGCCGCCTTGGTTTCGGACTCTTTTGCGCTTTTGGCAGATGCTGCTGCCTTGGCAGATTCCACTTTAATATCTGCAAGATAATCCGGGCGCAGATGCTTTTCTTGAATACTTCCCTCTTTCACGATTGCGGACACCTTACCGTCACTGCTAATTTCAAATGCAATGGTATTGCTATCTATAAATTCATACTGCGTGATCAGAGCGGACAAATCAACATTCTGCGTTGTGCCATCGTCAAGCGTGATTACTAATTGCTGTTTCTGCGAATCATAAGCGAAGTTTACCGCCAGTTTTTCCAGCTTAGTATCAATTATAGCCTGTGAACCGTTCATTTTTACTATGGTCAATGTTCCGTTTGATTCATCCCACAGAATTTCTTTCACAAGCTCATTTGCCTTTGTCAAATCAACCTTAGACGCATCCATAGCAACCACACGATCATCCAGATTGTCAATCGCCAAGTCCATCTTATTAAGATTAGATTCATTTACCGCTGTTTTTTCACTTGGGAAATTCTCCCAGTTGATACGGTTATATATTTTCTGCATGGCTCACACTCCTTTCTAACGCGGATAGCCTGCGTTCAAAATCGTTACACCTGTTCTGCAGTTTCTGTATCATGGCAGTATTTAAAGCAATAAACTCTTGATAGCACAATGTATACATATCATTTGCGCCACCATTCCGCTCTAAGAATTTTTCAAATTCCTTATTAGATTGAAAATCTTTTTCGGAGAATACCGCATGTTCCAGTCCGTAAAACTCATTTTCAGATATGTCGCAATCCGTCATTGCCTGTTCAACATCCTGTGCAACGAATCCAATGTGCATTTTTTCGTCATTTTCTATGAGCCGATATTCCATCGGTTGTAGCAACTCGAAAAATCTCACAAACCGATCATCCTCTAACAGCTTTCGGAAATCTTTTTTCTTCCTGCGATCAGACGTTGTTTTCCAACCGCCAGAAGAATATCCTCCAGCAAATGGATTTGGGGTTGTTCCACAGTACACGGAACTAGAACTTGGGATTAAATTTCCGTTGCCGGAAATTTGTACATTATCATCTATTCCAATACCTTTTAAATAATATGCAGTTGATGCCATTATACACTGTCTTGCACTTTCTGCGGTTGTTGCGCTTCCTGCGGTTGTTGCATAATCTGCCGTACTCGCATGATCCCCTATGGCATCACCATTTGCGTCAGTAACAGACGATAAATCCAACCTAACATTCTGCAATAGCGCATTATTTCTTCCGTCATGCCCTAATATCTCTACCCCATATGCATCGCCACTGTCAAAAAGCAGAGAGTCTATTATATGTACTCGTCCAAGAGCGTCCAGCTCGAAATTGTTACACTCTACAATCAATCTGTTTCCGCGCAACACGATTTGGTCTGCACTGGCATTAATCATCGAAATAACTTGGTCGTTTTCATCTCTACCTAATTTCAATTCCAATGATGCGTCTAATTGCCCTTCCGCTTTTTGTGCACGATTGACTTCTGCGACAATGCTTTTTGCGGTCTGCTCAAACTTGGTATTTGTCTGTTCCTCTAAATCCTCGTATGTGGATTGAAGATGGTCTGCGTTCCTCTCTAACTTTCCGGTACGTCTTTGCACGCTTTCAATCGTGTCTCTGATAGAATTAACCTTTACAGAGTGTGTCTGCGTGCCCTGTGCCGAGATTGAATCTCTCTTGCTTTGCACTCCGGTTAGGGTGCGTTGCAAAAGATACGTTTCAACGATTTCTCTCGTGGTGTTGAACCGGATTGGTTCGCCAAGTGTCAGACATGGATTTCCGACACAAGTGCAACTTTTAATCGGTGTGTATGCCGCCTGTTTCATAATCGGCAACAGGTTATTTGCAATCTGTTCCAGCTCCGCTCCGGTCTTGTCTGATACAAGAAAGTTTCCTGTAATCGAATAGTTGTTCCCGGCAGTTCCAACAATAGCACCGGCATTATCTTCGCTTGTCTTGATTTCAAGCTGTGTGATTGCCTTGCTTTGGAAGTCCTCATAATCAAACGTGATGTAGTGCCCGGTCATGGACTCCGTGTTTGCATCACTTGGAAACAGATCATCTGCCGGGAACAAATCCTCTCGCGGATAAAGCGCGCTTGTGATTGCTTTCAGAAAGACGTACTCAAACTTGCCATTCCGGTTGATATTGCCAAAGCATCCGTTAATCTCACAGATTGCCGTTACAACGGTTTTTCCACTGATAGAGGACTCTTCTGTGACCGCACTTGAATCGTCCGTCTGTGTGGCTACAATCGTCTTATTTACCGTCATGGAATCATTGACAAGGCTTGTTTCAACTTGCGCAATTCCAAGATGTGCAAAGAAGCTATCGCGGAACTGCTTAAGCGTCATTGGAAAGCTAAGTCCTGCATACCAAGCCTTTACATCTGTATTGATAATGTCGTACATAGCGTCATATGCCGTAATCTGCCGTTTTGTACGGTCAGCCGTAGGAACATCGGATGCCACCTTAAAAACTCCGTATGGCATCGGATTTTGGCTATCTCCGTCAATCGTTTCTTCAATAGAGATTGTCTTTCCAATAATGTTTCCTGCGGTGTTTCGTGCTGTGAATTTTACACAATTCGCTTCGCACGCTCCAAACTTTAATTCAGACTCCGAACAAAGGCTTTCTTCAAGCGCAAACGTACCGATTTCAAGCATCGAATTGTCTATTTTCTGATTCGTTCCAACAACAGATATGACCATCTGTTTATCTGTCGAGGAATCCCAATACTTTTCTTTCAAATTGCTATTTATCATATACACCACCTACAAACGAAAATTTGATTGCGTCATACTTAATCTTCCCATGTGCCACAGAATAGAACGTGGGCTGAATATCAGCGATATATCCGTACTGTGTCACATATCCGCGTTTTTCCGGCACGTATGCCGTGATATAGCCACCGCGCTCCTTTGCCTTGGTATAGTTCTTTTCTATGTTCTTCCAAAAATCATCAAACTGCTTTTCGGTCAGCATGGCTTTGGTTTCAAACTCAACCTTTAGGGCTTTCAGTTCCACGGCATCACGATGCTCATATCCGTTTTCATCCGTCCAAGGGTCTTTATCCTGCATGTTTACATAGGAACTAAACGTGTCCTGCTTTATTAAATTGTTTGGTATGGTATAATTGCCAAACTTTACTAAATATCCGCCATATCCCATCGTTTACCTCCTAAAAATGGGTATAAAAATAGCACCTACCGTTTGGTAGATGCTATCCATTTGATTAAATTTTAAGCTACTACTGATTCCCATTCAGATTTCAGCTTTTCTACATCGTTTTCAAAAAGTTTGCAAGCGATTTCGTACAACTGCGGAATCATTCCCATTTCCCTGTCAATATAATCCATCTTGTTTCTTACTTTTGGTTTGAGCGCGCACCCTTCCATCCTTGATTTAAGGTTGCAGTGATATTTCCTTTCAAATTCTCCATAAAGCAACGAATAGCGTTCTTGATACTTTCCATCGGCACCAAAACGGACAATCTGCGTTATCCGCTGTCTCTTGGTCGCCAAGTCAATATCATCAACAAGTCCGATAATAACATCTTCCTTATGGATGATTTCTTTCTGCTGTCTTTTAATGGTTTCGTTCTGCTCTCTAACAGTTTTTAATGTCTGTGAAAATATCAGTTTAGTGTTTTCATCTGCATATGGTAGGTAAGTAGAAATAAATAATTCATCATTATTGACATACCCACCTGTTTTACGGATTGCAGGTAGAACCTCGGATGTTACCCACTTGCGAAACTTCTTTGCGTTCGGCTTGTCGCTCCGAACGATAACCGCATATAAGCCGCTCTCTGTAATGAAATTTGATTCTCCTGCACGACCGCCTAGATTTAATCTAGTCAGTTCATCTTCATCAAGCCTTTTTGCTACGTCTGTAGCATTTTTAATTTCCAATGCCCTGCAAACATCAATAAGGCAAAACATCGGTTCATCATCGACCATGACCATTCTGATCTGTCCGAATATTGGATTCTCAAATACCTCAATGCCGTTTTGAATCTTAAGCATAAGTTGTGATTTTTTCATTCGTGTCTACCTCCATACATTTTTATCTGAATAAAAAAGAGGAAGCCACTTGTGAAATCACATTGGTTTCCTCTTTCGTACAGTATGGCGTTCAAGTAAGTAATCCGCATCTTCACGGATAAGGTTGTTTCCTTAGTAATAAGGATAGACTATTTTTGATTTTGTGTCAATCCGATTTTGGAATTAAAATAAGCCGTGTTTCCACGGCTTATGCTTTTATTCTTCTGCCACTATTGAAAATTTTACTTTTGAATTTCCATAATAGCTTGTGCTATATTCTGTGTCAAAAACTTTCGTGTCCATAGGAACTTCAAAATATATCGAACCTTTAGTTTTTTTACCCGGACTAAGCGTTGTGTCAAATGTGCTGTCTATGTAATCAACAGCATAATCGTCTGCGTATGCCGAAAAATCATATCCAGAAATGTCTTGATCTTCATCTGATATATTTTCAAACTCGAAATCTAGTTTCATAAACGCATTTCCATCATTAGGACTTTGATATGCAACATCGTCCAATGTTAATTTTGCGGATGAAAATGTTATTATCAAGTCATTAGTCTCAACCGAATCACCTAATGTGAAGTAGTCATCGGATGAATCGGTTGATTCTTCCGTTTCATCATCCGATGCTTCCACATCTGGACTGCTTTCAACTTTTTCTGGTTGGTCTGAATCACTTTCATCAAATACAAGTGCCGCAAAAATAAAAATAATTATCGCAACTATTGAACAAGCAAGACCCGCAATTGCAGTTCCATGCCCTTTCCATTTTTGCGTAAGTGCAATTATTGCGCATACGAGACCGATTATTGCAGGGACTACACCTATCGCAACACATGCTAACAAAATTCCTGCTATTCCGTACACTAAAGATGCAATTCCCCATCCACTTTGTTTCATAATCGAATTCCTCCCAAAAATCCTTTAACTCATTTTAGTAACCCAAAAGAATCTGTCACGTAGTAGTCGGAATCTTCCGAGTCCTCATTCCAGACAACTAGAGATAGTTGTATGTTGTCAATATTCTTTATTGGCAAGCTCACAATGTTATCATCCATTGTCCACCACGTTACATAAGCTTTTTTATGTGGAGATAGGTCTTGATATAACGTCCCTTCCGCCATAACATCATTTACTGATGATGTGTCAGAATTAACCGTAATATTATTGTCTGTAATATTTTCGATTGTCAAGCAAGCTATAAGTTCGTCCGGATATGTTCCCTTCTTTAGCCCTGTAAAATAAACCCTAATGCTCGAATCTTCGTATGCAAGTCTGTTGATTTTCTCTTTCACGGTTACTTTGCAAGACATTACTTTCTTTCCGACTTTAGCTTTGATCGTTGCCGTTCCGGATGATACTGCCGTAACAATTCCGCTTTTACCTACCTTTGCAATGCTTGGTTCGGTTGAACTCCATTTAACTCGTGCTTTTGTTCCGGTAACTTTCAATTTCTGTGTTTTCCCAACATCAAGCGAAATTGCTTTCTTGTTTAATTTGATAGTTGCCGCCTGAGCAACAATCTGTCCCTCATCTGCATTTTGGATTGGCATAGCCGAAATCAAAACGGCAAATGCCAACCCCATAGCTACTAATAATTTTTTTACGCTTCTCATAATGACTCCTTTCTTGTGATATAATTTATTTAGAATTATATCACGTTTAATTATAGAAGTCACTAAAAAACATAGGCATTGTCTCCGGTTCGATTGTAATATTCTCTCCCATAATCCCTTGCGGCTTTTCCTATGTCGTTTGTAGTAATTCCGAAATTTTTCTGTAAAATAGCTTGTAATAACTGATTTTGCTGTCGCAATAAGGAAACCTCTTGCGCAGATGTTGAATTGATAGCATCTTTGATTCCGGTAATTTCTTGGCTTCCTGCGACCGCTGGCTTACCTCCGACTGTTCCCATAATTTCCGGAAGTCCATTTTCTCCAACTGTTGCTATGCTATATTTATCCATAAAACCGCCCGTTGCATAAGCCTTTACTTTAGGTAGGCTCACTTTCGGCACAAGATCGACTCCACTCCACTTTACCTTTGCTACTTTAGCCGCCGCAGAAACAACACTGTTGAACCCTTTCAAAACGGTATTCACCCCACCGATCAATGAATTTATTGCTGTTTCAATTCTTGAAATTACGGTGTTCATTGCCCCGGCAACACCACTTTTCACGCTATTCCATAATTTGCTGAATATTTCAGTTACACTTTCTTTCATCTTCGAGAAAGCATTTTTTATCGGGGTGGTTACATGTTCTTTAAACCAACTAGAAACACTGTTCCACGCCCCGGTTACCGCTGTCTTTGCCGCGCTAAATGCTTTCTGAATAGATTCTTTTGCTGAACCAAAAGCATTCTTAATAGGTGTTGTAACATGTTCCTTAAACCAACCGGAAACCACCGCCCATACCGATTTCACAGTTGCCCATAGAACCTTGAATATGGTTGATACTGCCGATTTCAATAATTCAAAGTTCTTCTTTATTGGCTCTATTACCTTTGATTTAAACCAATCAGAAACAACAATCCATACCGCCTTGACAATAATCCACAATCCTTCAAAGATTTGACCAACTCTTTTCGAAAATCCTTGGAAAAATGAAACAATAGGAGTTATAACATTAGTATTGAACCATCCAGAAACTGTTTCCCATACACCGGATATATCTTTCCATAAAGAAGAGAAAAAACCGGAAACGGATTTCCATAATCCCTCAAAAAATCCGCTTATTGGCTTAATCACATTAGTATTAAACCAATCTCCGGCTTTTGAGAAAATTCCTTTTATTTCTTCCCAATGATCCTTGACTACTACAGCCGCCGTTGCAACACCGGCTACTATTCCTGCGGTAATCGCTGCAGGTGCTGCCGCTACCCCTAAAATAACCGCCCCGACTGCCGTAATCGTAACTCCGACAAGCATAAGTGCTTCATTAAGCCAACTGAATCCGTTCTTTAACATGGTCACAAAGTTTGATATTGCAGTAAATGCGCCAATCGCAACGGAGCCTATTCCGGTTATTGCTTTTGCAACAGGGCTTATAAATGCAAGCGCGCTCTCTGCGGCTCCACTGCCGAATAAGGCTTTTGCGCCAGCCGAAACAGTTGCCCCAAGTGTAGCAAACGCCCCTCCTATTTTTTTTGACAGAGCGGTAGACAATACCGCTGAAATTCCCTCATTTGCCGCAATTTCAACGCCAAGCCTTGATGCAAGTGAACCGGCTATTGCTTTCGAAATGGAAGTTCCGATTATATCAAGTGCTGTTTTTGCAAGATGCAATCCAAGAATTTTTTTGATTGTCAGCGCGCCGATTATAATTTCAACCGTCTTTACATCTAAGTTACTTAAAAACTCCTTTGCTCCGTTCCAAACATCCTTCCAAGAGATTTTACTTAATGCTGTCGTAACTGCATCAAACGCGCCTTGCGCCCACGAATTAAGCGTTTGAGCCAATAATGCAAAATCAAAGTTTTGGAAAAACTTGTTGATTCCGTCTGCGATTGAATTTCCAAATTGTTTCCAATCAAACGTCGTGCCAAATGAATCCAATCCGTGAAGAACTGTATTTAATGAATTAGCTATCAGCTTTCCGGTTTCTCCGAAAAGCGTTGTGCCTTTTTGCCCTTTAAATAGTCCGTTAAGGAATTTGGCTAATCCTCTTCCAAAACCTTCAGCTTTTGCATACACTTTTTTCCATTTAATTTTTTTCATTGCGTTAATTAACGCACCGGAAATAGACTCTCCCAACTGTTCAAGGTCTTTGATGTTGCTTTTGAATTTCTTAAAGATGGTGTCGGTCTGAACTAAACCACCATCAGCCCCGGTGCCGCCACCAGCACCTGAACCAGATCCAGAACCAGAACCTTTATTCCCCGAACCGGAACCCTTGTCTTTACTCTGTTTTGAAATAACCTTTAATTCATCAAATGCACGAGTTGCCTGTTGGATTTCCTTTTTTGCTTTCTTGGCATTCTTTGCGATACCGCCTGTGTTTTTCCCTGCGTTTCCTGCGGCATTACTTAAATCATCCATGCCATCAGACGCGCTCCCAATATCATCAGCAAGACCGCTGATTCCTGCCCCTTTGCTTGCTTCATACTTCCATCCAAAGATAGAACCTAAAGCATTTGTGACCATTTCCGCAAAAGAAATAACCTTTTGCAGAACTGCATTAAGTACCTTGATAAACGGCTTAAATGCATTGATTAAACCACCACCAACAACCGCTCCAAGTGCTTTGAAATTCTCTTTAAGCATGGTTATCTGGTTATGCCACGTATCTGCTGTACGTGCGAAATCTCCGGTAATATTGGTTGTATGCGCAAGCACATACTGATAACGCAACATGGCTTTTTGAGCCTGCGTCATGGATGATATATTCGCATCAAGCCCTTGCTTTAACGCCCATTCCTTTAATGTTGCCTGTGTCAAGTCGATACCATAACGCCGCATAGGCGCCGTGGTACCGGAAAATACAGATTGCAGACTCTTGGCAATATCTTCTTGACTCACATCATAGAATGAAGCCATATCTCCGGCTAATTCTGTCAACCGGATGGACATTTTTGCCATTTTCCCCTGTGGAATATCAAGGGCTGTTCCCATTGCTTGGAAACGGCTTGCAAACTGTTTTGCGGACAATTCGGACATACCAAATTTTTCAATTGATGTTTTTGCGAAATTGTTAATTAGGCTTTCATACTGCCCGAATGTCTGCCTTACAACGTTCTCAACCTCTGTCAGTGAGGATGATATATCAATAGCATCTCCAAGTAGCCTAAATCCTCGGAATAGAGTCCAATACGTTGCATACACTTTTCCGATTGCAGACGCAAGAGAGAAAGACTTCTTAGTAACCGCAGAAGCACCGGAACTAAATCCGCTAAATGAGCTTGTGATGCTTTTTGCCGCTGTTCCTGCCGCTCCACCGGTACGCGATAATTTTGCCAATGCGTTTGTCATGTCAATAATATTCCGGCTTACGCTAGGGGCTTTCGACAGTTCAGACATAAGCTGTCGCATTGCCGTGGCAAGTTTCGGTATATTTTCAATCGCCTTGGTGGAACTCTGGTAGCCAAGCTGTTTGATTGCAGATGCAAGTTCGGTCAGACCCTTAACAGATGCTGACATTCCAGAAAGCCCTTTTACCGCATTGGAAATCTGACGCATAGAACCAGCCGCGGCATTAATCTGTCTGCTGTTGATAGAGCCTAATTTGCTCACATTTCTTGCCACTGCAGAAAAAGTCCGTGTGTCAATTCCGCGCATTGCCGTCATTGCCACTGCAAGTCGGTTTACCCCTGTGGAAAGGCTATTCAAATTCCCGGTACTAAGTCCGGAAAGTGCGGAAGATAATCTCCCAAGCCTTGTCACAAGCGCATCTATCTGACTGCTTGCCTGTTGTGCCTGTGCTTGGATTTTTATTTCAAGAGACTCTAATTCCATTTATCCACCAACTTTCTACATAAGAAAAAGACGGTAGGATTTGACCCCTACCGCCCTTGAATTACTTTTTCAGTTTTCCCTTTTTCAGAAGAGAAAGCATCTTTGAATTTTCCTCTGACGTAAACTTAAAATTGGAAAATCCGTTCTTTTTTGCGATTTCCTCACGATGTTCTTTCGATACATCATCTTCCCCAACAGCTTTTAATGCTTCTACGATTGAGTTTGAGTTTCCTTTATACTTCGGATAATACTTTCCTTTGCTTTTCTTTGCACCGCTTACAACAATAACTGTGTGCCCTTTTATGCGTGTCACAAGAATATCTCCGTTGCGAAGAATAAACCCGGCATGATAAGAACCCATATCATCAAACAAACCGGATTTCAAAATTACCGGTCGTTCATTGGATGTATTGAAATCTCCCACATCCTTACCGGATGCATAGATAATACAGGCACGTACAAGAGAAGAACAATCGCATTCCGTCTTGACTTTTGTGTTGATTCCATGCTTAATGACTCCGTAGCGTTCCGATTGGTCATAGCCGATATTTTTGTTATCAGATGCAATCTTCATAGCTTCGGCTAACTTCTCCGCAACCCTATCGTCCTTCGCTCTTAGCACGTACCATCCCTTAGAATGGTTGTAAAACTTCTGCGTAGACACTTCCTGTCCGGTCTGGTCTCCAGCTTTTCCACCAGAATAGCAATTTCCGTGTTCATCATGCCTAGCACTTCCGATAATTACTGCCATAGCAATACCTCTTTTCTTAAACTATCTTTGGTTTTGGTAAATGTGATTGTCTTGATTTAGCCGCCCATTCTTCTTCTGCCTTAAGCATTTCTCGTATCTCTGCATCTGGATCGTCCGTATTCTGCTTTTCAATGGAATCATAGCAAGTTTCTTTCACGTACTTACTATTACCCTTTCCGAATGTCGCGTCTATTGCGGTCACAAGTGCTGACGTTGCATATCTGCCGAACCACATATACATTTCCATGTCGCGTTGCTTCCATTCTGCCTTATATGCATCCACATAAGGCTTAAGCAACTCTGGATTCATCATATCTATATCATCAACTGAAAATCCGTATCCTTTTGTTACCACAAGGTAAAACGGACGGATTTCCGCAACGTAATATTCCCATGTTAATTCTTGTTGGCTGTCTTGGATGGAGTTTTCTTCGCCGGGGTTCGATTCTTTTTCTCCGTCTCCATCATTTGCGCTAAAAAACTGTTTGACTCCAGCTCGGACTCTAACTCATTAAACAATTCAAGGCAGTTGATTTCGCCATTGTCAATCTTTTCAGAAAGCATATCAAGCACCTTCTGGAACTGCTCGTCATATCCTTCCCCTGTTTCGTAGTCATATCCAAACTCGTCCTTATGGCTTACTTGCAGTCCTACAAGAAGCATCTTAGGAAGTGTTTCAAGTAACAGTTTCTCTACAGACTCTAAGCTTCCGTCCTGCTCACTTACCGACTCTGATACATCTTTGATAAGATGTGACTTTAATGTTGGCTTAAAACCAAATTTGATTGAATATTCGCTATTTCCTAACTTTGCTTTCATGTTTTACCTTGCCTTTCTGCCCTATATTGGCAAGGGGCAGTGTTGCCACCGCCCCATTGTTGCTTATCTCATTGCTTCAAGTTCTGCTATCGACCGTTCATCCTCGCCTACCGGTGCGGTCGATTGCTCGTCCGATAGGCTTTTTACCCCACCACTGTTACGGTGAATGTTCCATCGTTGTTATCAACGACAGTCAGCTTATCTGTAACAAGCTCTGATGCTGTACTTGGAATAACTGTTACCGTCATTTCAAGGATTTCATCGTTTCCACCTACATCGTTAGGTGTGGCTGTTGCGGTTCCTACATATGCGTACTTCGCTACACCGCCAATGCCGTCCGTTCCATACAGATGAATAATATCAAGTTTTTTATCTCCATATCCATCCACCTTTGAAAGATATTCTTTTTCAAGGTTTCCTGTGATTTCTCTTGAATCAGAAGTCTTAATACCTTTTTCAAAAGTCTGCTGGTCATCTTCCATTGTGGTTGACTCAACCGTGTTTGGCGGTGATGCAGGGCTTGGAACTGACTTAGCCGCAACCAAAAGATTGTATGTTCCTGCAAAGTCAGCTTGTTTTTCCGTGTGCTCTTTTACAATGACACGTGTTCTATAGCTTGTTGATGCCATATTTTCTACTTCCTTTCTGCTTATAGCTGATCTAAATGCTCAACGTTTCCAATTACGCGAGTTGCGCGGAATGTAACCGTTCGCACTTGCTTGGAAATTGTTGGTATTACATTTGATACCTCAAACATTTGTTGCTTAAAAAAAGACACCGCATATGCTGCGATGTCCTTAGTTGCTTTTCTTGAACCTTTGTTTGTAATTGTGATCTGAAATGTTGGGCGAATTGCATTGATTGTCTTTGCTTCATTCGTTCGTCCGGCTTCTGTGACACCGATTTGTCTGACTAAAAGTGTCGGGAATGTTGCGGTACCGCCCGATTCTTCATCTTGCGTCACTTTAATTCCTCTTACCTTGCTTTCCATGTACGATTTCAAAAGGGAACATAAGGTATCTTCAAAATCAAGTGCCCAACTGTTTAACTCATTTTCCACCGAATACCTCCCTTGCAATCTTTACATACTGTTGAATAATCTGTTGTTCCGCATTGTACATAGGCATTGTGGCTTTGATACCGTGGGTATAACGCCATGTTTCGGTCTTATCGTCCCAATAGTACCAACCATCTTCAAAAGCGTGTATTTGCCCCGGATATGTGCCGACACCGAAGCCAAGTTCCGGTGCTTTCGGGTTCTCTTCGGAGTTATAAAAAATACCGGCTCCAAACTCTACTGCCAACAAAGTGTAGAACGGTTCTCTATCTTCTGACGTTACCGTTTTTCCGGTTGCAATCAGAATCGCGTTCGTGGTCATTAACTGTGGTGATTTATCTACTCTTATCGTTATCGTGTTCCCTATTGGAGATTCCGATATGTGTTGTATTGCCACCGTCTGACCTATCTGTGCAAGCCTAGAAACAAGCAAATCGCATTTAGCCTGTAAACTATCGCGGTACTTTTCTAATTCCTTTATAGCGGCTTGTATGGACTTAGTGGATAATGTCATTGAAATAGTTTTCTTTGCCATGCAATCACCTACTTAATATTCTTCCGAAGAAGAAACAAATCCGTGGTCAATCCTTCATCAGCAACGCCTTTTACGATGTAATCTGCGGTTTCTGAATCCACAAGTCCATCATCAGTGCGTTTGACTTCCGAACGTTTCCACACAACGTCACCGGCTTTCAGTGGCAAATATCCTTTATCCGTGACAAGCTGACAGTATGATGTACTATCATCAATTCCAAATTCTTTCACAAGGGCTTCTGACAGCTTATTGCTGATATTGGCTTGGAATGCCGTAGGTTCTGAAAACCCTTCAACTTCCTCGCCTTTTGGAATCTTGTTTCCTTCTGAATCTAAATAAGGTACAAAGTTCCCATCGGAATCCTTGTACCCTTCATAGACAATATCTCCATTTTCGTCAGTCTGCGGGATGAATATCCTCTGACCGGATTGCGAATACTTCATAGCCTGCTTATTAATATCAAGCATTTACTTCACATCCTTGCCAAAACGCTTCCATAAATCGGATAATTTCTCCCAGCCAAACATTGCAACAAACGCAACGATAAAGCCTGCCATAATAGCCGCAAGTATCATATACCACAGTATCGTCATATGAATGTACTGCATATATGCGATAAACGCCGTAACTGTGATACCGATAGATAAAACGAACACAATTATGTCCGTAGGTACTTTATTGAATATGCTTATATTCTTGATTACCTGTGTAATTACAGATACAAGAAAAGCAATAACTCCGATAATTGCTAATATAAGTGTCATGTTTGCAATTAATGTCTGAATAATATCCATTATCTACACCTCCTTGTCATCATTAAGTCTTGTCTCTATGCCATCAATTCTGTGATGCGCCGACTTAACACTTTCTTCAACTTTAATTATCCTACTATCGTGAGAATTAAGCTCTTTCCGCATTTCTGTGACTTCGTTCTTAATCTCCGTTGTATTGTTGGATATTGCGTCAAGTTTCATATTTATTCGCGTGTTCTCTTTCACACGTTCTTCAAGTTCTACTCTGTCACTTCGTTTATCATTCTTAGAGTTGAATGATAAACTGAAAAATCCGAAAAAGACGGAAAAAGCAACTGAAATTATGCTTATAATTACTGCTATTGGCATTGATATACCGCCTTTCTAAATTAATAGGCACACCGCCCACCACCCTTAATGTGTGCCGCCTGCTAACATATTGCTGACATCAGCAAAATGCTAACGCACAATCTTCTTTAATTACATTGATTTTACAAACGGAAACACTTCAGCAAAAAGGCTTTCACGGTCTTTCCATGTCCGGCTCACACCGTTTTCGGAGAAACTTGCCATGTACGCTTCTCCTGCCTGCGACCGGTCGTACACTGCCAAATTGACCATAATGTTTTCATAGTTCTTAACATCACTGTCAATCTGGTCTTGCGTGTATGTGTCCGGATAGTTCCGTCTGCTGATAACCTCTTTTCTTGCCTGCTCTAAAAGCTGTTCAATCAAAGGGTTATCTTCAAGGCCATCAAACACAACCTCGGAGGTTTCGCTATCAATATGAAATTGTTTCAATCTGATTTTTACTTGCTCCAAGGTTGTGTAATCTGCCATGATTTACCTCTTATTCATCTTTTGCGACAACTTTAGTGATTCCTGCCTTAACAGCACGATAGTTAGGATCGCATTCGATAATCATAATTTCTTTTCCGGTCTGTGCTTCAATCTCGGAAGTTCCGTCCCAGGTTGCGTAAGTCTTCACGTTTCCAAGATAAGGAGGAAGTTTGCAATCATCCGCTACCTTGTACTTGTAAGAATTATTAGAAGTCTTAGAAGGACTTACAGTAATTTTGGTGAAACCAGTGTCAGAAGAACTTGCTGCACTATTTACGACCAGAGTATCAAGTCCAGCTTCTCCCTCTGTCAGTGTTCCGATTACGATTCCGTAAGGGTTAGGCAGAACAGGAATAAATACGCCGCTTGCCTTAGTCCATTCAGCAACAGGGTCTGGTGTCGCCCACTGTGAAATTGTAATGAACTGTTTCATGGAAAGACTGGTAAATGCACTTGCCTTTTCCTCTTCCGGGGTAACACCCCATAATCCAGTACCAACTCTTCCGTTTCCGTTAGAAGCATACAGAGTAAATACATTGTCGGGTAAGAATCTCTTAGGGGTTCTTGTGGTATTCTCCTTATTGGCAACTCCATACATATCATCATCAATCACCAAAGAAATACCGTACAGGCTCATTAACAGGTTATTTACTTCTGCCTGAGTAATAGCCATTCCAACAAAATTTACACCCTTAATAGCTTTCATAATGCCTTCGTTCTTAAGCATATAAGAACGCATTTTGGTAGAAGTTAATGCGGTATTTACAACATATCCTTTATCAAGAGCCATTTGCACCATATCCGCAACATCACCAAGAATGTCATGTGTAGGGTCTTCCCAACCTTTGAGTGTCTTAAACTTATTGACCTGGAAGTCAATAGCAAAATTAAGACCGTTTTCGTTAATGGTCATCTTACCGGTAGACATAACTTCCATTTTTGCAATTTCAGTTCTTGTCTTTACGGAATCGGAAAGTCTTCCCATATCATCATACACATAATCAATGAGATTGCTTTCTCTTACTCCATGATTAAGAAGCTGGCGAAGTCTTTCAGACTGGTTGATTTTCTCCTTAATAAGCAGTTTCTCAACATTAACTTTCTCGAATCCCGGTCTGACACCAATAGCAGCTTCGGTATCAAACGCATGAACCATAGCTGCGGTAGGTAAATCCATACCTTCGGAAAGCCTTTCGTATTCTGCTTCAAGGTTTTCTGTCTTAACGTCAGGAAAAAGTCTATCACCTACATAGTTTCTTGCGATAGAATAGTTCTGGGAAAAGTCCAGTCTATCCTTATCTGTAATCATTGTTAATACACTAGGCATACTGTTTTTACCTCCGTAATTTAATCAAAGTAAATTCCGCTTGTTTTAAGTGCGGTTTCGGCATTGGTATCTACTGCAACAGGCAAATTTGCCTTAATAACACGGCCTGCAATAATTACAGAAATGGGCTTCTTTGCGTCATCTGTAATATCAACATCTTCAAAGACAATTCCCTTTGCAGAAGCGTCATTTGCGGGAACTACAGTTCCTGCCTTGATAATCTTCTTATCATCTACCTGTGTTGCCATTGCCTGTGTTCCCTCAAAGGTTTTTAACACAAGTCCGACTTCACTTGCTAAAATGTTTACACCAGAAGTGTAAGTAGTGGTTTTCATATAAGCCATAACGTTTATACCTCCTTGCTTACTGTTCGATTACATAGCGCTGATTATATTTCTTTGCCATTTCAGCGCCTTTGCTTTCAGTTCCATCTCCACCGCCAGCCGTGCCACCGCCCGGATTGGTACTGCCATTTGCAATCTCCTGTTCCTTGGCCTGCGCTGCGGCGGTCTCTTTTTCAGAGATAATCTTTCCAAGAACGTCATAATCAAAGCTGCCATCGTCTTTTACGATTTGTGTTGCCTGCTCTGCGGTAACATTAAATTTAGATGCGGCATCGGCTCTCTGCGTGGCTATTGCCTGCGCTTTTTCAAGTTCCGCGATTCTCGCATTGGCTTTTTCGAGGTTCTTATTTGCCTGCTCGACTTCCGTGAGCTTTCCCTGTTCGATATCATCAAGCTGCTTCTGCAACTCTTCGACTTTGTCAGCCTTTGTCTTGTACTCGTCAGCCTTTGCTTTGGCTTTCTGTACGGAACTTCCATAATCTGCCATGATCTTGTCCGCGTTTTCCTCGCTTAATCCCATAGCAATCAGATCTTCTCTTTTCATCCATTACCTCCGATATGTCATACGAATTTTTATACGGTGCAACGACACCGAACGACATTGTTGATTTTTACGCTCACAACTTTGCGAATTTTTATAAAATAAAAACAGCCACCGATTACTCGGTGACCGTCTTATCTTTGTTTATTTGGCCCTGTGTGCCATCTGTATTCATTTTATTTATCAATTCTTGTGCTTTCTGTTCCTGTGATTCTGCATCATCAATCGTTTTCCACAAATTATCCAAGTATGGCTTTGACAACAGGAATGTCTTTTCTGCATCTCCCCATAACCCAACCGACTTGATTGCGACAAGTGGATGAATACCGGCTTGTAAAAGCTGATATAATGTCTGTGACTTGGTATACATATTGTCTTGCGGGCTATGGTTAATCTGAACATCAAAGTCGCGCAAACTCAATCCCAAATCGTGATCCTGTATACGAATCACATTCAAAACAACTTTCGCAAGTCTTTTTTCAGCCGACTTTACAATTGGGTCTTTCAGCTTTGCTCTCGACTTCGAGAAGTCCCATCCGTTTCTAAGTTCAACCGCTCCCTGTGTATCTCCACCGGAATTATTGTTGTTCTTATTTGGTATAGCAAGAATGGACTGTGCATTGTCCCACAAATCATCCTTTGCGACTTGGCACTCGGTCTGATTCAGCTCTTGTGTCATAATGTCAACATCTGATTTATTCTGCTCATTATTGGATTTTACCGTCAGTGCATGGGAAATCTTCATTTCTTCAAAGGTTTTCGGGTCGATTTCGCAATTTACAAACTTTATCCAAAACTGAACAAACTGCTCAACACCATCCATTCGGTTTGACTGCATTGTATTGATTGCATCTAATAGTCCGATCACAAGCTCAATATCAGAAATGCGCTCATGGTTGTTCGGAAACTCAACAATTGGGATTCCACCAAAAGCATGCAGTTGCCAATCTCGAACCTCTCCGTTCACAATCTTGCACTCATAAGAGTCCGTGTAGCAGAGTTTATACATCTGTCCATCGGCATCTTTAAGCTCTTGGATTGCTAAAAGTGGTTCTTCTGTGGAACGACTGTAGATAACAAAAGTATTCATTGGTGTCGGTGCGACAATTCTAAATGGTATATCTCCATTTTTTGTAATCTGCACCGCCTTAAATGACGTTCCGGTTGCTGATTGCCACTCTCCTGCCTTAATGTCCTTTTCCTGCTTATTAGCATCGGTCAGATAATCGTTAAATTCATCAACCGCATTGTTTATCCGGTCATCGTCTTTCCTACTGATAAGCTGAATTGGCTCACCGTAAGTCTGACCAACCTTGAATTGAACAATCTCATAGGCATGGTTTTCAGATACTTTATTGGTTATATCCGCATTCTGTACCTTTGTTCGGTACAATACAGGCTGATCGCCCTTGTAGTAGTTCCACAGATACCGAATAATCGTCTTGTTGAAATAAAATGCACCGATGCAGTTTCCCACAACCTTTATGATGTTGTCTGCCGTAATGGTTTCAACATCCGTATATGTAATTTTTCTTCCATATCTGCCTTTTACAATGTCATGAAAATACTGTGTATTCATATAAATAAAACTCCACTACTGCAAGCGCGTTTCGGTATTGGCTTCGTTTCAATTTTGCCTGTTGCCACGCGATAAATTACAATATGATTGCATTTTTTACATTTACATGGATGGTCTATCGTAGATCTCCCATCATAATGTCCAGCAATTCTTCCGCAATCCGGGCAATATATAGTTACTTTTTTCATAGCAACCTCTTTCTTGTAAATAAAAAGGCACTGCCATTTCTGACAGTGTCTTTTACGGGTTATACGCTTTTTGGGGGTTGTAGGAATTTGTTTTTCTACTCTTTTAGTATATCATGCAAGTTTTAGGAAATGTTGTGAAAGAGTGTGAACTATTGTGTACTTTTATGCACTCTTTTCAGAATAAAGTTGTCCATAACGTCTTTCAAACTCCTGCAATGCTCTTTTCCTAAGTTTCATAATGTTTCTGTAGGAATATTTCATCTCAACGGAAATCAAGTTCCAATCTTTTCCGTTGACATAATGCGATGAAAGCACGATATATACATCTGTATTATCCATACTGTCAATTTGTGATATGATAATACGTCTTTTATCAACCAATTCATCTACAAGTGTCTGAACCTCATTCTGCAAATCAACAATCTTCGATACCGCGCTCCCCATTTTGTCGGGATTGCCAGATGATTGCACATCCACCTCTTTCGGAGATATAGATATAGAAGTTGCCATATCGGATAGCCTTTTAATTTCTTCCAGTTTATTTGCAATCGCATGGTCAATTCTGCTTATCTGTGAAAGATATTTGTCTGTTGTCATATCCTAATACCTCCTAAATGGGTTTACTGCCGCTTCTACCTTTGCTTGTGTTCCGCTTCGCATTTCGTTTTCAAACAAGGCAACTGAATCCGGTGCATCATCATGCTTTACTTTTCCACTTCTTGTCATGGTCGTAAGTTCTTTCATAAACTTGTAATATTGGCTCTGCCTGTCCATTTTATTGAAATCTCGGAAATAATAATCACGAATGATATTATCTCTCGCATTTTCCATTCGAGTTATTTTGTTTGAACAATTAAACTTGAACCGTGCGCTACATCTTCCGCCTTGCTTTTTTACAATGTCCATTACATCACGACCAAAATATTCTCCGGCACTGTTGCTCTCAAATGTAACCGTCTTTACGTTGTGCTTAATAAGCATATTTGCGCATTCCGGCTTGGTAAACTGTGTTCCGGCATTATCAAACACTACATCTACGATATAAACCTCGTTGCCGTACACATATCCAATCGGCATTGAGCAACTATCTTCTCCCTTATCAGCACTATCACAAGCCGCCATAATTGCATCTGGTTCTCGGTCAACAGGAAGTTCCTCAAAATAATTAAGCTCATTCTCTGCAAACATTCGCCCTTTTGCTTCAAATGGTTCTTGCTGAAACTCTGCCGCCCACGTTTCTTCCGAAACAAGTTTTCTTTCCTTTTGGTAGTAACCGGTTGTGAATATCTTCCGCAATCCCTTTTTATCTTTTCGATAAATCTCCCAATTGCTTTCATCTGTGATCGGGTCAAGTGCCGGAATCGCAACTTCTTTCCATCTCCACTCCAATTCATCAGCTTTATTTTGTAAAGCCGTAATTGGGTCATACAAGCTGTATTTCGTTCCCTGTATGATAATAGGCGTTCCCTCTAATCGTCTACCAAGAACATCGTCTGTTACCTTCTCGCAAAGAAACTCTAATCTATCTCTATTTCGTGCTTCTTCATGGTTTTTAACACAGTCATCAATATAGACAAGTACATTTGCTTCGGTACATCCTACGATTGCGCCATCAATCGGTCTACAAGTAAATGTTGGGAAGATATTTTTGCTTTTAAGGTCGATTGATAGATTTTCAGCACTTTTATAGTCCTTTTCGCCTATCTTTGTTGCTTCCGGGAAAACACTTAAGAATCTATTGTACGTGCTTTCTGTTTCAAAGCCTTGCAATAAGCCACCATAAAATCGCTTAACAAGTCCTTCGCCTTTTCCGACACCAAATATACTTCCGTCCGGGTCGCGTCCACCCATCATCTGCGCCAATTTCAGACCGCCTGTTGTTTTTCCGGTTCTTTTCGGTTGAGATACAGACAAAAAATCCAATTTTCCATCGTAAATCTCCTGGTATGCTCCGACTACAGGTTGTAGCACTTTTCTTCTCGGGAAATAAAATCTTTTCCATGGATCCTTTTCATCAATTTCAATGTAATAAAAAAAGCTGTCCACAAGATAGGCTGATTCATACATCAAAACATCGTAAAATTGTTGAAGCACCTTGTATGTCGTATCATGTTCCCCGGCATACATTTCTAAGTCTGCAACTCTGCCACCTGTGTATTGCTTGACATAGCTTGCTATAAGTTGTTTCGCCCTTGCGGATATTTTCAATCCATAATCAACGTCATGCTCTGTCTTTAAGGCAACCGCTACGGCTTGTATGTATGCATCTATTACCTGTTCATCAACGCCTTTTCTCTGTATGTAGTTTTCATATCCATTTACTGCATTGATTAACTGCTTTGAAGCCAAATAAAAAGCACCTCCGCAAAAGCAGAAGTGCCTTGACCTCTGCCTATAATTTTTCTAGGTTAGCGACTACAGTCAATCTGTAGCCGGCAATATGCGTAGTCAGTAGTAAAAGCTATTCTTAGCACACAAATATTGTACGCACCTCTTAGTGTTTTGGAAATTATTTAACGACTATTTTCTTCGTCTGAATTGTTATTTATTTTATATCCGCAATGCTTTCCACAAAGCAATTGTAGTAGATATATCTCTTGCCGTTAAAATCAAACTTAACATATCCACCATTGTTTGTATCAATATCAATCTTGCCTTTATATGTTGCAAGTTCTTTACCATCTGCCGTATATACAGTAATTGTTCTCTGCATACCGCCATTGATATTGCTCTTAAAATCAATTACACTTCTTTCCCATTGTGCGGTACATCCTGTCATTCCAAAACACAATGTCAGCACTAATACAATTGCTATAATTTTCTTTTTCATAAAATCTCCTTTCAATTCATACATAGAACTTTTTCGCAAACCTTAATACATTCTTTTCTCTTCTCATCATTGGTGCACTTTCCATCTGCATTGTATCGGCAAGAAGTCAAGTTGCATTTTTTATTTGCATAAGCATTATTCACATTATCAATCCATTCACGAAACGGAATATCGTTGATTGTGGCATTGTCTAATACCGTGTCAGCTATCTCCTGTACCATTTTTCTGTATTGAAATTCCATCAATTATCGCTCCTTAAAGCAATGCCTCAAACAATTTTGGTATTTTCTTCATTTCCAATGCACCTTGAACCCTTTCTTTTTATACTCCCCTACGGCTTTTTTAAGGCTCATATCGTCCTCATACTTTTCATTCAGCATAATCACCACATTGCCTTTTTCAATGCCGTATATGTTGCAATTTGCAAGTTTCTTAGCCGTTCCAAGGATAGCTTTTGCCTGCTTGCGGCTCATTTCATAGGTTTGGGTTCCCATATTAACAGTCATTTCTCATAAACTCCTCAAAATCTTTCCTGCACTTAGGGCATAATTCATAAGTTTTCTTAAGTTTTCCGCAAAATCTTGTTTTGTAAAGCTCGCACGAAATTTCATCTTCTGTAAATCTAGCTACCGGTTCTGAATATGTACCACAAGGCACATATTGTAGCTGTTGTCTTGGCTTGAATTTTATTTCAGCACCGCACCTGTCGCAAGTGTGCCATTCTTTTTGATGTTTCATTCTTCCACCAACTTTCTTCCGCAGATAGGGCAAAAATTAATTTTTACGGCTCCTGCAGCCTCTTTTCCATCGCTATTGTCGAAAATCATGTTATTTTCAGCTCCAAAAAGAACTAAATTTCCTTTACCATCAATGATTTTCTTTTTATTCCGACAAAAATCACACATTCTTCCGCCCCTCCCCTTTATTAAATACCACGTTTTCAAATATTGCCGTTTCCACCTTATCCGGCTGACTTTCTGGAACGTTCCTTGCCGGAATCTGTGTAAATAGGTATTTGCAATAAGGGCACCCATTAACTTCGGAGTCAAGTATTAGCATTCCACAACACAAGCAACTTGTCATAATTCACACCCCAATCATAGCAAAAATCGGAATCCCCGTGAGATTCCGTGTCTTTTGTTTGATATAAATATTCCACAATGTTTTTACCATCGAATAGCGACACAGGGAATCGAACCCTGTCAGTCAAAACCATGCCAACCGCTTTCAAATCTGCAATTTCTAATCACGGAAGGGTTTTCTGTTTCCAATGATACCGCTACCATCCATAAGTCTCCCATCGACCGGAACTATTGCAGTAGCACCCGACTAAGTGGAGATAAGGATAAACGCAGATATTCGGACTCGAACCGAAACACCGTTTCCGGCTACTGACTGTTTAGCAAACAGTTTCCTTGCCAATTAGGATTATATCTGCACGCGCCGGGCATGGAAGTTCCCTACCCGAACCATTCCTTGCGCTTCAGAATGGCACGGTTCTACTAACACCGCTCAATGGCTTGTGGCGGTATCGAGCCGCCCTATACAGATTTTCAGTCTGTCGCTAATCCATCTCAGCTAACAAGCCATGTCGTGTAGTTTCCGTTTTTCCTTGTTCCACGCTACACTAAGTGCAAGGTTCTTTTAGTCAGCGGTTACCGCCATCTTTTGAATGACAACCGCTCAATCCAGTTACCTGTGCTAAGTTTAACCGGTATATTGATTAGCACCTGCATTTCTGTAATAAACACACTAGGGGTGTACTGGCAACATCACCTGTGGGGATTACAGGAATCGAACCCGCGACAACCCGGATATAAGCCGTGTCTTCTGCCACTGAATTAAACCCCAATGCAGTGATCGGTACGAGATTTGAACTCGTGTTACCACCGTGAAAGGGTGGTGTCTTGGCCACTTGACTAACCGATCAAAGACACGCGGTCGATTGTGACACCAATCCACGCCTGCTGTGACGCAATTTAAGTCTTTGCTATTCACATCCAAATAACCTAGGATAATCTCGCAAACCGGTAACGCGGGAATAAATGGATGCTTTCGCTCATGGGGAAGAGAGGAATTGAACCTCCAGCGTTTATACCACTTGGGAACTGATTTACAGTCAGCCGCAACACCGCCAATCGTTGCCGCTTCCCCAGAACCGCCACAAGACGGTTAGCAATATGTTTTACGTGCTATGCGTTACACGATCATGCGCCGTGGGATAGACGCATGATAGAATACCACCGGACGGTCTCGCACCGTACTTAACAGAATCGTCCTAGTGGCGAAAGGAGGAACCCAAATGCTTGAATCACTCAACCAAGGGTTCAAGTACGTATGGAAAACATACGTGGCTACATGGAACGTCAACATGTAACCAATTAGGCTACCGGGATTCGAACCCGGAATGCAGGAATCAAAATCCTGTGTCTTACCGCTTGGCGATAGCCCATCATTTCCAAATGACCATAATATTCATTGCAAAGATCGCGTATGAAAGCAAATACCCCATTGCGTTTGAATTGTCTTTTTGTTTTACCTGTTCTCTCATAAGTCCCAGTATTACGAGGGCATCTGCCGCTGTTGCAATAACTTTCAAAGCCATATCAATATCTCCCATCCTCAAAGCTGTGTTCCTGTTTGAATCGTTCCATTTCACTTACGCTCATACCGAAGATCCCGGCAGATGAATCAGAGTCCGTATGTTCGAAATACTCCCCTGTTTTTGGAAACATGAACCGGAACATGGCATAATTCGCAACATCACACAGATATTCAAGGTTCCCGGTCTCTTCAAACTTGGCAAGATTCATTTTCAAACTTTCGATTGCATCCACATTCCCGTTTGCAAAATTCATTATTGCCGGTCCGTATTTGTAATATGACTGCTCAATCAATCCTTTGCGTTTTTCATCAAAGGTTTCGGAATACTCGGTTTTCATCAACTCATTGCCGCAGCTTGCCATTACACATCACCTTCCGCTCTGTGGTTTGCTCTTTCAATGTCAAAACCTTCCGGATAACGCGACTTAAGCTTGTCTACGTTCATTTGCATGATTTCATCAAGGCTCCAGCCGAAGGATTCGCAAAGCATTGCAAGATACCAACAAATATCGCCAGCTTCTTTCTTAGCATGGTCAATATCAAGCTGTTTCTCGTGAAAAATCCATTTTTTGATTATGTCGTTAAATTCTCCAACTTCACCGGATAGTCCAAGGCAAGCATTAAAGATTCCGCCAAGGTCGTAATCTTGCAACGATGCGATATTGTTCTTCTTGCAAGATTTAAGCAAATCAAGTTTATCCGAAATTCTTTCTGTTGCCTTGCGATCATTTGTCCGCATGGCTAATGACTGATACTCATTTCCGGTCATATATCATTCTCCTGTCCGAAACACTCTTTTTTGTTTTTAAAATTTTTTTGGAAATTTAGTTGCGATTCGCAACGTGAAAGTGAATTGTTATAAATTTATTATAGCCTATTTACTGTGAAAGTCAATGGGTGTTGTAAGTGGCTTTTTATTTTTTGAGGAATTTGAGAAACTTAGTAGCCGCCCGGTGGTCTTTCTGCCAGACCCCCTCCCCATCCTTTTTCTGCAAACATGGAAATCTAAAATATTTTCCGTTTCGTTTTGTTGTCATTGTGTGAAAATCAAATTGTTTTAATACAATTCATGTCATACCCTTGCAACTATTCGCAAAACCTAACTTTCCCGAATAGTTGACGAACAGTAGAAACGCTACAGCCCTTGGTATTACTGCATTTGTGAATTGTAGAATAATCACACACAATTTAAACTGTATTATTTACCGCTGCATCTGTAAATTGTGTATCAATTGCGTGCAATTCTTGGCTCTTTTTCTCGTCCAGTCTTGGCAGCTCCTGCGCTGTGATTGCCTTGCGTTGCGTGGCATTATCGCCAATGCCCGGCTGATTCATTCCGAATTCGTTGTTTCCCACGAACATGGTACCGACAGGGCTGTTGGAGTCATACGCTCTATCGAGTATACAATCCTTGCGAGATCGTTGCAATTTTTGCCACATCTTGAAAGCCAACGAGCTTGGTTCTTCTGTGCTCCATATATCCATTGTGTTTGTAGGTATATTACAAAAATAACTAAATGCTACTGTACTTACCAGCTTACTGTACACATTGGATATATATATATAATAATCACAAAGTTTATATAATACCTCTCTGTCGTATCTATTGCAGTTAGTCGGTATAGTTGCATTACCAAGAGGTTTCAAACTCTTGTCTTTAAGTACCGATGTATCCGGGAATAAATGCATACCAACATACTGCATTACAGCTTTCCATTGTCTCTGTCCAGCTTTCAGCAGATCTTCGATGTGAAATTCTATACAAGCGTTGTCTATTAAATCTTGTACAGTTGATGTGTATATCTGTACTGTACCTAGATCCACTATAAGCCTTGTAATATCTACATTCTCTACATCCTGCATATATTCACACCTCCAATCTGTTAATCTCTCTGCTTTTGGTATACACTATTTCCGGGTTTAAAGTCAAGCCTTAATTTTTTACGGTGGTATTTATATACTTACGCCGCGCGCATATGCGGATATACACTTACTCTACAACCTATAGGCTTTAAATACAGTGTATTATTATTAATTTAAAAGATTAAGAAAAAGAGAGAGAAAGAGAACATAGTTCTGAAAAAGCGACGTCAGACGATTGTGTCGTGTTATGTCAGACGATTGTCAGACGATTTTTTGTAAAAACTGATACTATTCTATCATTTTTGGACTTGTCAAAGACCTAATGAACCTAGCCTTGTTTATAAAGATTTAAGAAAAGTTTTATAGTTTGTTTACAGTTTTTCGGAGATTTTTTAAGATATGCCCGGTAGAGTTGTTGATTTTGGACATGGCAAAAAAGAAAAGGCAGCCGGAAAACTGCCCTTGTCCAATCTTTTATTTATCCTGTTTATCATCCTCGGTCGGAATCACTGACCAACCTTTATAACTATATCCGGGGCGTTGCCCTTCTGGAAGTGTCCCAAGAACCGATCTTTTAACGCGGCTCAACCCCGCAATTATATTAAAAAATTGCTTGCTGTCCGGCTCTACTCCAAAATATTTATTGCAATTTTCCCTAAGCCAAAAGGACAGGGAGTGAATATAAAAGTGCTCTCCCTCTGGGCTTACTAAATGCCAATCTATCGCCGCCCTGTTTGTTTCAAACCGTCCGGATTTCGGACTGTTCTTTGCGGCTTCTGTAGCTTTTCGCTGTATTTCTGTATTTCGCGGATTCGCGCGCCTTGTTTCTGACATCCTGCGCTTGCTCTCTTCGGAGCGCTTTAACCCCGTATGTGTTTGGCTCAAATGTATCAACCGGCATTCTTTCGAGCAGGTCACAATGTCACGCGATGATTCGCAATAAAACTCTTTCCCGCAGACAACGCATTTTTTTACAACTTTAGCCATGTTTTTATTTGCTCCTTAATGCAGAATAGCGGAGCTTATCGGCTCCGCTAGCCTTTTATTTGTTCAATGTAAAAGTGTATTCGCCCTGGAATTCATCATCTGTAACCCATTCAATTTTTACTGCCTTTTCTTCCTCTGAAAGTTCTTTTCCAAGTTTTCCGAGTGGTATAAAATCTACAACTAAATTCGCATACCCATCTTCCTTTTGTAATTTAACAGACTTCAATTTCAAGCCTGAAACGCCGCCAAGATCATAATCTTTTATGATCTGATCAAAGCCTTTCTCTATTGTGTCTATTAAAGTTTCACCCGTGATTTCCCGATAGTTTGCAGTGCCGCTTGTATAATATGGGGCGTAATATCTCCACACGGTTTTTTCTGTTACTTCCGTGTTCAGATCAGCGGCTTTCTTAGCAGCCTTTTCTTTGTTGTCATAACTCCATTCAATGCCCCGATCTTTTACAATATATTTTTTCATGGTGTTTCTCCTTTCTTGGCTTTCGCCGTTGCTCTGTTTTCTTGATCTGTCATTATAATATCATGAGTGCCTTATAATGTCAAGTGATATTTTTCAAAAAGTGCCTTATATTTTATTTTAATCTCTCCAACTGCTCTAACTGGATCAACACCGCCTCTTTTATAAAGGCGTTTATACTTTTTCCGCTTACTTTCTTGATCCGTTCTTTTGTCCCGGATGGCAACAGGCAATTAACACGGTCTACTGTTTTTGTATACTTAGCTACTGCTTGCCGCCTTTGTTCGGTCTGTTTTTCTGTATATTCTGCCATTTGTTTTCCTCCCTGCTTTTATATATGTACTTTAAATATAGCATAAGTGCCTTATTATAGCAAGGATTATTTTTCTTTCTATATTATAGTAATCCTATAAATGTTTTATAAATAAGTGCCTTATGTATTATTCACAATTCCATTGATATTATAAGTGCCTTATTTTGTTTATTTCGCATATTGCATAAGTGCCTTATATTTACTATAATACAAGTATCAAATGAAGTACGAAAGCGAGGAGAACAACATGAAAGATATGAAAGCGGCAGAAGCATTATTAGAAAGCAAAGGTTATTATATTTCGAACCAGTTTGACGGTTTCGCTACTCTTCCAGATGAATACGAATTGAGCGACGTAAACGGAAACGTTGTTATTGATCATTTGAGCGAAGCACAGATTTTACAGATTTCGGAAATTTTATAGGGAGGGCTTAAACATGAGAAAGACGGGAATGCGTTTTACATGGGAAACAACAAAGAACGGTGACGCGATCAACGAACTGAAAAAGAACGGAATCGCGTTTGAGTATAACCACTTCGGGGAACTCACAGCCGACTTTTACGGAATCGGCATTTTTGAAAAAGTCGATTTTGAACACGTCCAAGGCGATGTATTTGAAATCTGCATAGCATAGCCGAAACGCTCCAAGATCGGAGCGTCAGCCGTGGGATGGTCGCCCGGCTCTGATGATGGCAGACCAGAAAGGGAAAATATGAAGAATTGGACAATGGAACAATTATATGACCTTTGGAGGAATCGAGGATATACGAAAAAAGTAGCGCAGGCGAAAGCTGAAAAAGACTACAAGGAAATGCACCGAAAGAAATCGGACATAGAACAGCATCAGACCATGCAAGAAATGCTTTACAACTAAGTCGAAACCGCCCACGCGGCGGTCTGCAGGAACTGCCCCACCTGCACCGATGAGACAGGGCGCACAATGAATGGAGGAAATAAACATGAAAAAGAAAATCTTAGCCATTGTATTAGCTGCAGTTACCCTTGTAAACCTTGCACCAGCAACAACGGAAGCAAAGGCCGCGCGCACCTACAAAGTGCGCGGAACCGTACGGAATTTTAGTTATACCTATACCTACGAGGACGGTGAAAAGCTGACCGGGAAAGGCTTTGACATTTACACGGCAGACGGTAACATCTGGGAAATGTCCGACACGGACACCGACTTGCATTTTAAAGACGGACAGAAAGTTATTGTTAAGATCAGCGACAACGGCATGCCAAAGGATAAAACCGATGATCGTATTATATCGGTTAAAAAAGCAAAATAAAGCACTTAGGGCGGTACTCTTCCGCCCCTTTCCGCGTGCCTGGTGGCGTTGTGAGCCGGTTCGATTCCGGCGGCGTGGATTTATTAACCGATGGTCATATATTGGGACTGCATCGGGTTATATGGCGGCATATTGCCGTCACACGGCGCGCCGCAGCCGTAAATAATCGCGGTTGATCTGCTTTAATGCAGACGCAAGACACGCGGGAAAGCTCGTTTCTACCGTTCTATCATTAAGAGCGGCGGCAAGATCGCAAGCCGTCACTATTGCGGCACTTTGGAGCTTGTGCATCTCCAACAAAAAACAGATTGCACACCGTTCCGCCGGATGCGGACATATAACGCGCATTGACAAATAAACACGATATAAGGAGGTGTGAAAGATGGGGAAATATGAGTATATCGGCAAAAGGGAAGTCATGCGCCGGGTGGATGCTCTTGGCTATCCTGTGGAATCCGGCAAAATGTGCGGCTATTCCAAATTTGAGGGCGTGGAATGGGTGGAGTCTGCAAAAATCAAAATAACCGCCCAACGTGGCGGCGATTGGTTGCAGATCACGCAAAGACCGGAAAACATAACACACACTTACAGTCGGTACGATGGGAAAAACTATCTTGACAAGTGGTAAAATGCGGTCTATGCTAGACTATAACTACAGCCGGGCAAGCGTCTTCTGGCGTTTGCCTGTGATCTGCAACACCGTCAAATATCATCAATGAATTATCTATATATGACATAACATATAGTGTATTTGTGTTATTTGCGAAATGCCGAAGATAATTGCACGTTTGTTACACGTTTTTGAGAATCCGTGAAAATGGAATCTCGACCCCAAAAACGCTACCCCAGGGGGTACAAAAAAATTACGAAATATTTTTTGGCGCGCGGAGAAAATTTTCTTTCGTAAAAATTAAAGACCGCGCCGCATAATCGCTTTTGCTCAACTCTTCTATCAGCTTTTCCCTAGTCATTTCCGGATTCGTCCGGTGAACGTACTGTAAGAGTTCTGAAATTTTATCCATTATGCAACAACCTCCATAAGTTCAATCAATAGTCTGTCTGCTATTTCAAATACTTCTCTTCCGTATGTAGCCAAAAAGTCTGCTACAATTTCCTCGGTGCTAATATCCATGTATACATTATACGAAAGACAGAACGCATGGCATAATTCGTGACATAACACACGGTCAAGGAATTTTCCGCGCAGATCATCCGCAAGATATATCGTTTTCGTGTCTCTGTCGGTCATGCCTACCGTTCTGCTCCCATCGCTTCTCTGTAGCATATCGCTGTAACGCGATACTTTGACCAAATTCCACATTTCATTGTTTATTGTGAACAATTTACCACCTCGCAAACAAAGAGGGCAAAATGCCCTCTCTATTACATTTTCGTAACAAGCGTAGTCAGCTTAGTCTTGGTCAACTGTTTCTCTTCCGGGGACATGCCGGAAAACAGTTCGGTCACATCTTCCGAAAGAGATTTCATGTACTTTTCGAGTTCTTTCATCTTTGCGTCCTTATCTTCCGGTGAATTTCCGTTATGCATTTCCTTTGTCTCCATGTAACTTCTCCGGCTCATACCGGCTCTGCCCTCTCTTGCATCGTGAGTACCGGTACTCATGCCGTTATTTCCGCTCATAGGCTCTGAATAATACATCTTTCCAATACTCATTCGGTCAAGGTCTCTCATTCGGTCGTATTCCGGCATTCTCTCCCATTCGTGGTAATCTTCCGGCATCTGATGATAATATGGCGGTTCTATATATCCTCTGCGTGTTCCGCGCCCCTTCGGTGCGAATCTGCCATTTGAGTACCGGTACTCATTGTAGTATCTTCTTCCCGGATAATCCCCAAATTCTTCCTCCATGCGCATGATTTCTTCGTTTTCAGACTTTTTCATTGCTTCAACAATGTTATAGTCCTTGTCAAAGCACACGATGTTCTTTGCAATCTCCGTCCAATCCTTGAGATCATCAAGGTTTTGACCCTCGAAATTCTCAATTCCGATGCCGTCAACGTGGGCTTTCACGCAATCCATAATCTGTTTCGCAAACTTATGCATAATATCAAGCCTCCCTTACCGCAATCAAATTACTGTTCTGCACCTCGATAGCCTGTGTAGATGTATTCTGCACCGCTACTGTACTGCAACAGCCACAAGGTACATCAACGTATGCCTGAGCCGAAACGTTAAATAAATTTTGTACTGCTGCCGGAGTAACTATCATTCGTGTTGACTGTAAAGGTTCTCCATCCACTGCAATAGCAAGCGAAATCTCTTCAACTGTACCGCCTGTCGGTATCTGAATGTTTCCACTATAAGATACTAAAAATCTAGCCTTGCACTGATTTGTGATACCTCTTAACTTGATAATTCCACTTCCTTGTCTGTGTACGATACATTTTGTTCCGTTTACTGCTGTTTCTGTGAATGCAACATCTTCTCCAGCAGCAACGGTTTGTAATGCAATTCCTGTTACTTCCATTATTTTTACCTCTCTTTCATAAAAATAAGGGCAAACATTACAGTCTGCCCTTTGATTCAAAAGTAATACTGCATAGCAGACATGATCGAGTTAAACTCAATTAAGATACTCAATTATTTAGTTTTAGCAGCCACATCCTGTGTTGCATCCACATCCATATGCATAAGCATTTGGGTTAGGTACGACATATGCCGGGATAGCAGACGGATTTACTGCATTGATAATCTGCTGTGTCTGAGCCGCCATCTGAGTTGTAAGCAATGCGCTCTGGCGATCCTGTGAAGCCGCTCTGCGAAGGTCGCTATTTTCTGCCTGTAAGCTAGAAATCTTCTCATTGCAGAGATAATCAAGAATAGCGCGTGTTCCTGCGTTCTGACTGTCGATAATGTCTCTCGTGTTGCTGTTCATGGTGTTCTGCAAAGCGCAAGTGTTAGTTGCCATGTTGTAGTTTACGCCCTGAATAGCTTCTCTCGTTTCACAGCAGCAGTTAGCGATCTGTGCCTGTAATGCATTTGTATTCTGCATATTAGCGACTGTATCAGCGTTGATAGCCTGCTGAATGCCGAAACCTGTTTGTAAAATGTTTGTGCTGATTCCGTTCATGCCGTTTTGTACTGCATAGAATCCGTCACAAAGACCATTTGAAATGCCATCAAGCTTTGACACAACCGCTTGGTTGTCGAATCCGCGCTGAATTTCGCTTCCGACACCACCATTCATTCCGTTTCCTCCGAATCCGTTACCGAATCCACCCCATCCAAAGATGGCAAAGATAACGATAATGAACCATAACCATGAGCCTTCTGCGCCCCATCCGTTGTTATTTCCGTTTCCGTCAATGTTTGCGACAAGCGGAACAGATGCACAATTACCTGTGTTAAACATAGAATTTACCTCCATAATTCATTTTTATATAATCTTGCAAGATTAGTATCACATTCCTAATTGGCTTTTAAACGACTCAAAAGCCTTATCTGCGTCAATTCCCTTTTCTTTGCACAAATTCCTAGCCATCTGCTCGATGCCCTTGGAATCTCCCTTTTGTGCCATATGCATAGCGTTTCTAGCCATAGGGTTGCTCATTACGCTGTTATTCCCCATCATTTGTTGTAAAAACTGCTGTGGGTTTCTCATACCCTGTAACATCTGCATAGGATTCATTAAGACTCACTCTCCTTTTGTGTTCGTGAAGATTTTCTTTGCGTTTGCGAAGATAACTTATCTTCCAACTCTTCCATCTTTCCAAACAAACAATCTAATTTGTCAGTAATAGCCTTTGTCGCATCATCAGACAGCCCTATTTCAATTCTTTTATCATCAATCGAAGAATCTGCCATCTGCTCATTAAAAGGCTTGTAAACGGTCTTTCTGATTGTTCCATTGGCATCCCATTGTTTTGCAACGATTGCGCTCATGTCCTGCATTGGGAAAAACGCAACGCTTCCATCCATAGGCACATCATTCGCCATGATCGCTGATTCCGACTGCACTACTTTTCCTTGGATTCCAAGAAATTGAGGTTGCATCTGCGGAATCTGCGGCTCTGGCTGTTGAAACCTCTGCATTGGGTTGTACTGATATGCGGCATAGCTTGGGTTTTGGTTAAATGCCATATTCTGATTTTGCATCTGATACATTCTCTTCCTCCAATACTTCCTTGATTGCGTGAATCATTGCTGACTGATACACAAGCGGAACCTTCGACACATCTTCTCTCGTTAAGATTTTTTCAAGAATTTCATCTGTAAATAACATTCCGCATCCCTCCTATGCTTATATTTTTGCATAAAAAAATACGGTTCTTCCGCAAAAAATAAGCAGAAAAACCGCATAAAAAAAGAACGCCCAAAGCGTTCCAATTCTACCATTTACAGAAAAGAATCTAAAGCACTTGCGCAGACTCCTTTCTTTTGTGTTCAGTTTTTTGAGTACCATTTTGAGTACCAATTTTTTTAAGACGCCGCAAACACAGTGTTTATGCGACTTTTAAAACAGTCCGTACGGGAATCGAACCCTAAAGTAATTGTCTTGAAATGGCTTAAAATAGCCATTCTTTCAATTTTTCTTTGAGTACCTTTGAGTACTAGGGAC